TATGCATATTCTATCGCCCTGTCGGCCTCCACTTTTAATGGTCTGGTTTCGTACCAATTCCCATTTTCCATATCAAGTTCTCTACATAGATCAACAATCTGATCTGTACTAATAGGATACTCCTTTTTAACTGCTTGAGACGCAATTGCAACCATAATTTGATATAGTTTAAGATACCAACCAGTTCCTGTAATTCCTGCATATTCATCCGCCATTTTATTTGGAAAGAATGGACAATCACGATAACCTGTCCAGGTATAATCGGTATTGTTCATATTTGATTTTTTATGTTTAATTATATTCTGTTGAATATCTCTTGGTAATCTATCCACAAATGAGCCACGAATAGCTTTATCTACAAAAGGATATTTTGCGATAATAATATCTGGGTCCATAACACTACCAGATTTGTTACTAAAAATGAAATTGTGGCTACCATCATAAAGAGCAGGGATGTAAAACATACGAGATAAATCTTTAGTTTGTTTATCCCCAATAGAGCCAATTTCGGAGTTGAGAGCGTACCAGAAAGCTTTAATCGAAGTGTTTTTAAGTGATTTTGTAAGGGGAAATACCAACCTAAACTTAGGATGCCCAACGCTACTACTAGCGGTGGAGTAACAAACATAATTATAATTTCCCAGTTTATTAAATAACTCATCTTCTAAATTTCCCTCAAATATATGATCGTCAACATCAACTGCTGCCCAACCGTCCCATGATACTACATTTACATTTTTTCTGTGATAGTATGGGGTTACAATTTTCTTACTAGGTTCTTTTAGTGCGTCAGGGTGATGCATAGCAGAATTATCATCCACAAATAATGCGGGTGATAATAGCTGTGCATCTTTTTTATTCTTTAAGGGTCTTTTTGATAAATCATAAAGGAACTTTTCAAATTTACTAAAATCTTCAAATGTCATTCTTTTATGAGTTGTATTATCGTAAATACTCTTAAAAAATGTTACTGAGACTTCCATGATTACCCTCGTGCGATGGTCCAGTCCAACCTTCAGGTTTAATAAGATCTGGGAGACCCATTGGATTTGGTCGACCTTCTTTTACGCCTGGATTTTTTGCCATATTTGCAGCTAGAACATTATCCCACGCTTTATTCGCATCGACGCCAAATACATCGAGGGTTCCAATTGCGAAGACACACAGATCAATAATTCCATCTACAATTTCTTCTGGATCCTGGTTAAATACAGCATCGTCAGTTTCTGTCATTTCCTCCGCGAGCATACTGACCCTGAAGTTTAAATATTGCATCATAAGTTTTTTATCATCGCTATTTTTAACAAACCATTCATGAACGCCAAACTTCGCGTGCATGTCGGCAATATCTTTTACCCAATTATTACTCATTTAGTTGTCTCTCCATTTGGTGTTATTCGGTGGTATAATACTTTGTCAGGATTTACAATAACTAAATCACCACCTTGAAGGTGTAGACCCAATGTTGTATCATTTGCCGTATAACCAACAAGATTATATAAGGTTAATGAATGACCTGATTCAAATTGAATTTTTCTTTTATATTCTTTTACTTCATTAATATTCAACGTTTTTTCCTTTGAAAATTTAGATCCACGTTTTGCGATGAAAGCGTCGGGAAATTTAGCTTTCACTTGTGAAAAATTACATTCGTTTGCTTCTGTTTGAGAGCGACATCGATTTTTATCGCCTATACCACAGAATGCGCACGTTGGTTCAATACTCATACTATCACACTTTCTAATGTTTGTAAACCCTAGACAAAAAAGTCTTCAAGGGTATCTTTTTCTTCTACCGACCAACCAACAGCTTCTAATATCTGTGTGATAGGAACAATAAACGATTTTTCAAATTGCATATTATAATCAATATAATCATCCAGATTTAATTCTTTTGGTAAGAAGTCAGGAAATGCAACTACATTTGATTTAACTGGATTTGGTAACAAAAGATATGAGAATTTAATCTTATTACCGTTTCGAATTATTTCATACTGCTTATCAAGTTTGGCCTTTTCAATTGCCTTATTAAAAGTCATACTCGCGCGTACCTGAATAGGTGTACCCTTTTTATGACCCCAGTTACCTTTTAACCATTTAGTGATGTTATTCACGCCGCGTGGGAATGCCACTTTATCTGCTGGTAGGCTTTTAAACTCTCTCTTGAAATCCTGAATGAATTTTCGTGTTTCTTCCTCAGAACCATTAATAATGATTTTGAATACTTCTTTAAATTTATCACGAACCACTTCTGGTGTTGATGATTTAATGGCCTCAATTCCAACCATTTTAAGCTTAGGTTCAGCGTATCGAACACCTTCATTATCGAGTACATTAAGAATATATCTTTTCTTGGCGACCCAAATACCCTTATCGGCTATTGCCTCTCTGTCCATAACCATTCTATTCTCATAAGAATTCATGGCTACGTGAAGTTCGGCAAATGCTTTTTCAAAAATAGGTTCAAAATGTTTTTCACATATTTTTGATAGTGCATCAACCGGATTTTTTGGATTCAGTTTTTGAACTAGTGGATCAAAGTTAACATAAAGAGAGTCGGTGTCAATAGCAATTACATAATCAACATCTTTTGTTTTCATCACTTTATTCATTTCAAGATTTAGTTCTTTCTCTGCCCATTGAATAGCTAACTGACCTGTTAATGTGATACCCTCGGCAATCGCAAGATCAAAATATCTGAAATACTTATTACCAATAGCACCATAAAAGCTGTTCATGAGAATTTTGATCGCCTGCTGTTCATTATATAGCTGACCTTCAAGATTAACAAGTTCTTTTGTTTTATTTTTTTGAATCTCTTTTTGGGTATCAAGCATTTTACCCTTAACGATTTTTCTTCGACCATAATAGTCTCGAATAACTTGTGGGAATACACCTTCAAAATCATTTGTAAATGTTGCACCATTACAAGCTACCGACATACCCTCCACTTTAGGTATATTACCGGCAAGATAATGTGCTACTCCACCATATATTGGGTTTGATGGATCATTTATAATTGACTCTGGTGACATGTTCCACTGTGCAATAATATTAGGATAAAGTGATGCAAGGTCAAATGAAACCACCCAACGGTATTGACCCGGTTTGACTTCTTTTACATACCCGCCAGGATATTCTACTGACCCGTGAAACTCTGCTGGTGGGACAGCGATTTTTTCAAGACTTAGTTTTCGATGAATAATAGAATCCCATATCCCGGTTGTACCAAAAATAACAGAATAATTAACACCACCCATATATGCGATTTGAAAAGCCAATTCTATAAATCGATCGACCTCTTCCATCTCTTCGATGATTTGAACATCTCGAATGTTATAGTCAATATATTTTTGTGGATTTTCGTGATATAATTTTTGGAGGGATCCATACTCTTCGTATGACAGTTTTTTCTTGCCGAGAACCACGTGCGCGATGTAATCGAGTTTATTTGATTCTTGAGCACCATATTTGTAAACACCGAACTTGGTGAAGAGATCATAATAATCTACCTGCTCCACACCATAAATTTCATACGTAGTCATATCTTTATTTTTAAACCCAATATTTTTGAGATTAATAATTGACCACGGTGAAAGTCTTTTAGCATTTGTTTCTGATGAAATGTTTATAATTCTATTAATAATATATGGTACATCAAATAGACGAATGTTCCACCCAGTTATTACATCGGGATGATCATTTTCCCAGAATTGTAAAAAGCTTTCTAATAATTCAAATTCATTATCAAATTTACGGTAATGAATAATTTCGCCAGGCTTTATTTTTAATTCGGTTTTTTTGTAATCGTAATTTCTATCGCCCCAAACTTCCCAAATAGAGCTTTTGTTGCTCTTAATGGTTATAGCTGTGATTGGATATGCAGCATCTTCCGGAAACGGAAATCCTTCTTCAGAATGAACTTCGATATCAATGTCAGCAACATTAATAATATTCTTGTTATATTTTATTTCACCTGGGAAATATTCTGCAATAAACTGTTGAACATAATTTGTGTTACCATATACTTTAAAATTTTCAATACCTTTATATTTTTCAATAAATTCTTTTCCTGCCCACATATTATCTAGCTGAACAGGTTTCACATTCTCACCGTGTAGGGTTTTCCACCCAAAGTCGTCTTTGGATTTTAAAAATAATGTTGGTGCAAATGGTATTTTCTTTTGAACGCGTTTTCCGTCTTTGTAACCTCTATAAAGAATATGGTTACCTTTGCGTTGGACGTTAGTGTAAAATTCCAAACGAATATCCTTTTTCTAATAGACTAATTATACCGAATAAATGCGCGATTGTAAACATATAAATAGTATAAACAATAACTATTTTGGAGCCTGAAATGACAGGAATCACAGGAAATGTGAATTATCTACAACCTACAGGGTTTAAGATAATCATAGAAAGAACAAGACTACCAAATTTCACGTTCTTTGCGCAGACGGTAAATCATCCAACAATGACTGTTGATGCAGCTGAAGTGCCATTTAGAGGAATTAGATCTGTGCCGCAGCCAGGTGATACTCTCACTTTTGGTGAACTACAAATGCAAGCTATAATTGACGAAGACATGAACTCATATATAGAACTGTATAACTGGATAAAGTCTTCTGCATGTGAACCTATTATACCAGAAGCTGGAAGATCGGAAGGACTTATTCCAACTGTAGGTGACATTAAAGTATGTATTTTAAACAGTAAAAATAACGTATCAAATATTATCACATATCAAAACGCATTTCCAACCTCAGTAGGTCAAATAAGTTTAGAATCAACAATCGATATTGTTACTTACCCAACTTTTGACGTATCATTTAGATTTTCGGAATTTACTATTTAATAAGGATATATTATGGATCTTGAAAAAATTCTTTCTATGTGGGAAGAAGATTGCAAAATCGATCTTGAAGATTTAGCTGCTTCATCTAGAGCAGCTCCAATGCTCCACTCAAAATATTTAAACATTTTAGTTAAGGCTAAACTTAGTCTCAAACGTGCTGAGATGAATCAGAAGACGCTTTTAAAAGATAAGTGGTTATATTATAATGGTCAAATGCCTGATGATGTAATAGAATCTAAAGGATGGAATTTTGACCCACTTAATGGTCTTAAACACCTTAAGGGTGAAATGAATTATTATTATGATTCAGATCCAGAAATTCAAAGGTCTGAAGAACAAATCACCTACAGAAAAACAGTTGTATCAGCTTTAACAGAAATCATCGATAATGTTAAATGGAGGCATCAAACTGTGGGTAATATTATTAAATGGAAGGTATTCGAAAGTGGCGGATAATATAGAATGGGAAGATCTCGGAAATTACGAACAGGATAAATACATTCGACATGCTTCGTATTTGATCGAAAGAAATTATATCGAAGATGAAACCGACGAATCTTTAGCGAAAAAAATGTATATGAAAGAAAAATCTCTTGATACTAACAGCACGAAAAAAAAATAATAATGTAATGATCGTGGAATGTGAGAGAGGTCCGGCTATGGAGCTGACTGAATTCTTTTCATTTTTTGTTCCAAATTACAAATTCATGCCTGCGTTTAAGAATACGCCATGGGATGGTAAAATTAAATTATTCAATCCAATAAATCATGAATTACCAATAGGATTATATACTCATCTAAAATCCTTCTGTGATAAAAGAAACTACACTCTTGATGGGGATGAAATTCTTTTAGTAAACAAAATTAATCCAAAAGAGATTATGAAGTTTGTTAAAGATCTTAACCCACACTCAAAAGGTGAACCAATTCAGATTAGGGAGAGTCAATTCAATTCTGTATGTCATTCTCTAAAACATCAAAGAACAGTTTTAGTTGCACCTACTGCTGTTGGTAAATCGTTTATTATATATGTTCTAATGAGATGGTTTTTAGAGAATTTTGATGAGAAATTTTTGATTATTGTTCCGACCACTTCATTGGTTGATCAAATGTATACAGACTTTGCAGATTACTCAAGTCATGACGATTCATTCGATGTTAACGAAACATGTCATCAAATTTATAGTGGTAAAGAGAAAAACATTATTGAAAAAAGGGTGGTCATTAGTACTTGGCAATCTATTTACAAATTACCTAAAAAATGGTTCAACCCATATAAATTTATTATTGGTGATGAGTGCCATGGTTTCAAATCCGATTCATTAAAAGCAATTATGTCAAAATGTGATAATGCTGATTGGAGAATTGGAGCTACTGGAACTCTAGACGGCACATTAACTCATAAATTAGTTCTCGAAGGTATTTTTGGTAAGGTCTTAAAAGTGACCACAACTAAAGAACTCCAAGATGCAGGTATTCTTTCAAATCTAGAAATAAAGATTTTAGCCCTAAAATATCCTGAAGCAGAATCTAAAGCTCTTGGTAAAATTACTTATCAGGAAGAAATCGACTATATTGTAAGACACAAAAAGAGAAACGAGTTCATCGCTAAACTCGCCGTTACACAAAAGGGTAATACCCTCGTATTATTTAATTTTGTTACTAAACACGGTAAGCCATTATACGATTCTATTAAAGAAAGAGCTGGACCGGACAGAAAAGTATTTTTCGTTCATGGTGATACTGAAACTGCTGATCGCGAGGCAATACGCGCGATAGTAGAAAAACAAACTGATGCAATTATTGTTGCCTCATTTGGTACGTTCAGTACAGGTATAAATATTAAGAACCTGCATAATATTATTTTTTCATCCCCATCAAAATCACAAATAAGAGTTCTTCAATCAATAGGACGAGTTCTCCGAATGAGTGATAATGGATCTATTGCTAAGCTCTATGATATAGTTGATGACTTATCATACAAGGCAAAGAAGAATTATGCACTAATGCACGGCTATCAGCGTGTGAAAATTTATAAACAAGAGAAATTTAAATTTAAGGTTTACAAACTAAAGTTAGGGGTATAAAATGATAATTAAACAATATAAATTAGCAAATGGTGAAACTGTGATTTCTGAGATAGTAGGATTTGATGAAAAGTTAGCAGTTGTAGTGACAAGAAATCCAATGAAGATAAACGAGATGTTTGATCAAAATAATAATCTCTTTTATGGATTTAGAGAATTTATTTTATATCAAGGTCAACCCCCTGTAATAGTTGGTATTAATTATCACAATGTTATTTCTGAATCTTTCCCACATAAAAATCTAGTTAAACAATATAATGAATCTCTTATTGGATTAAATAGATCTTATACAGAAGATATTGATATATCTTTTGACTCATCTTTTGAACCAACTCATATAGCTCCAACTCATATAAATTAGTATATAACCCTGCCTCTGAAAGACAAGCTTTATTGTAACGTGGTCAGAGCGATTTGTAAACCCCCTAAATGCAACTGAAACATTTCGTTATTTACTGAATAAAGGGTTTACAACCCTTATATAATTCGGTACAATGAATATATTAAAAAGGAATTTATAAAATATATGGCTAAAAAGAAAAGTATTCATTATGTCAATAATGCTGAATTTTCAAATGCTGTAGTAGAATATGTTAAGACCGTTAAGAAAGCAAAGGAAGAGGATTTACCACTTCCACAAGTGACTGAATATATCGCTGTATGTTTTCTTAAAATCTGTGAAGGATTAAGTCACAGAGGTAATTTTATCGGATACACCTTTAGAGAAGAAATGGTAATGGATGCAGTTGAAAACTGTCTCAAAGCCATAGAAAATTATAACATTGAAGCTGCTACACGCACAGGAAAACCAAATGCATTTTCGTATTTCACGCAAATCAGTTGGTACGCATTTCTCAGACGTATTGAGAAAGAAAAAAAACAAACAGATATCAAGCATAAATTTATTGCCGAATCGGGTATAGAATCCCTCACGGTGACAAATCCAGACGACGTAGCGCAAAATGCAGTCGTCTCTAATTTTGTAGATACATTAAAAAGTCGCATCGATAAAATTAAAGGTTTTGACGATGATTTGAAAAAATATAAGAAAGAAAAGAAACCTAAGAAACCAAGGAAGAAGCGAGTTCGCAAACCTGTGGTTAAAAGGGATTCAGATCTAGAGGAATTTTTAGAATGAAAAAATTATCAGAATTACATGACGAGTGGCGCCAATATTTATCTAATTCAGATATCAAAGTAATGATGGATAACGATGGTTGGTGGTTTACCTGGAAAGAAGGTAAAGAACCTGAAGGCTGGGACGAAGATAGTGACGAGGCTTGGTTCTCCGGCGGTGAAGGTCCATATGGATCCGATCTTCTAGAATTTATGCTAAATGAAGCAGGAATTCTGATGGAAGGCGTATAAAATAATATGAAGATTGCGATTATTAATGACACTCATTGTGGCATTCGAAACAGTGCTGGAATTTTCTTAGATAATGCAGATGAATTCTATGATAAGGTGTTTTTCCCATATTTGATTAAACATAAGATCAAACAGATTATTCATCTGGGTGATTATTATGATCAGAGAAAATTCATAAATTTTAAAGCGCTCAATCAAAATCGTAAATCGTTTTTGAATAAACTCCGCGAGCATAATATAGACATGATTATCATACCAGGTAATCATGATGTGTTTTATAAGAATACAAACGATCTTAATTCATTAAAAGAGCTTCTTGGTCATTTTATGAATGAGATTAAAATTGTGATGGAACCAACGGTTGTAACATTCGACGGTTTGGATATTGCATTACTCCCGTGGATTAATTCTGAAAATTATGATAAATCTATGGAATTTGTTAAAAATTGTAAAGCAGATATACTAGGTGGACATTTAGAATTAAATGGATTTGAAGTTCTAAAGGGAATAACACATAAGCATGGTATGGATTCAAAACCGTTTTCTAGATTTGAAATGGTTTTGTCCGGCCATTTCCATACAAAATCCCAAAAAGATAATATTCATTATTTGGGATCGCAAATGGAGTTCACCTGGAGCGACGCGCACGACCCTAAGTATTTTCATGTATTGGACACCAAGACTAGAAAATTAAAACCTATTCGTAATCCACACACTCTTCATGAAAAAATCTATTATGACGATAAAGAAGATGTTGATTATAGTAAATATCCAATAGGTAAATTAAAGAATAAATTTGTAAAAGTTATTGTTGTCAATAAGACTGATATCTTTAAGTTTGATAAATTCATTGATAGAATTCAGAATCAAAAAATACACGAATTAAAAATAGCAGAAAACTTCAGTGAATTTATTGGTGAGAATGTGGATGATGAAAAAGTTTCTGTGGAGGATACATTCACATTATTGAATAGTTATATTGAAGCCACCGAAACGGTATTAGATAAAGATAAAATTAAATCTAAAATGAAAAATCTTCTTAGTGAAGCCCAAACGTTAGAAATTGCATGATAGTATTTAAACAAATTCGTTGGAAGAATTTTCTTTCGACCGGTGATAATTGGACTACTATAGATCTAAATAAATCCCAATCAACCCTGATAGTTGGTAGTAATGGATCTGGTAAATCAACACTGCTGGATGCATTATCATTTGCCCTTTTTGGTAAGCCACATAGAAATATCAATAAACCCCAACTGGTTAATACAGTTAACAAAAAAGGTTGTTTAGTTGAGGTTATCTTTCAAATAGGTCCTAACGGTTTTAAAGTTGTTCGCGGGATTAAGCCTGAAGTATTTGAAATATGGAAAAATAATGAGCTTATTGATCAGGCGGCCAACGCGCGAGACTACCAAAAAGTATTAGAACAAAATATCATTAAATTAAATCATAAATCGTTTCACCAAATTGTGGTGTTGGGTTCATCCTCCTTTGTACCGTTTATGCAATTACCTGCACAACATCGAAGAGAGGTTATTGAAGATCTACTTGATATCAATATATTCTCAAAAATGAATATGATATTGAAAGGTAGAAATTCAGTTCTAAAGGATTCGATTAAGACAAACACCTATTCTACAGATATTGTCAATACTAAAATCGTCTCACAGAAAAAATATATTTACAGCATATCAGAATTAAATGATAATCATGTTAACGAGAAGAGTAAAGCGTTATCAGACGCGGAAGATCTCTATAATAAAGTTGATAACAAAAATAGTATTTTAGCAGTAGAGGTTGAAAAACTTGGAAAGGGCTTAACGTTAAATCTGAAAAAGGCCCACGATAAAAAACAAACATTATTACAGTATAAAGCTAGATTTAATCAAAAAATTAAAGATCTGGTTAAGCACGCGAAATTCTACGACGAAAATGAAAACTGCCCTACCTGTGAACAGGAGATTGGTGAAGACATTAGATTGGAGAAAAGAAAAGCTGCTAAAACTAAAGCCATTGAGCTTAAAAATGCAACGGGTATGATGGACTCCGATTATTCTGATAATGAAGGCGTCATAACGGATCTTAATAATATTTTTGCTGAGGTAGCTAAAGTAAATAACAAAATATCTTCTAATTTTAATGAAATGAGAAATATAACGGATTCAATTAAAAAACTTACTGATGAGATTAAGGCTATTAATGAAAGAGACAATGTTGACGATGCTGAAAAAGAATTATCTGAATTAAATGGTGAATTAAAAGCACTCGAAAAAGGCCGCGATAAATTGAGTGAGGATTACAATTACAATGTTGTAATGGCAGAAATGCTAAAAGATACAGGTATTAAAACCAAAGTGATTAAGGAATATATCCCAGTTATTAATCAACTTGTTAATCAATATCTTCAGGTGTTAGACTTCTTTGTACATTTTAATTTGGATGAGGGATTTTCAGAAACCATAAAATCTAGATATAGAGATGCATTCTCATATGACAGTTTTTCAGAGGGTGAAAAGCAACGAATAGATTTAGCCCTATTGTTCACGTGGAGAATGATTGCTAAGATGAAAAATTCTGTCGCGACCAATCTATTGATACTTGACGAAACGTTCGATTCATCACTTGATCACGACGGCGTTGATAATCTTATGAAAATTCTTTATACATTAGATGATGATACCAACGTTTTTGTTATCTCTCATAAAGGAGAAATCCTGGATGGTAAATTTAAAGAAAAACTTGAATTTTATAGAGAAAAAAGTTTTAGTAAAGTCCGATAGGGGATTTACATTTGATCGACAATATCTTATAATAAGGCATTCAATAAGGAATATTATAGTATGAAATTATCCGAAAGTACTTTACAAGTATTAAAGAACTTTGCTAACATTAACCCAAATATAGTTATTCATGGTGGTAATGAAATTAAAACGATTTCAGAAGCCAAGGATACTCTTGCATCGGCAGAACTCGAAGACACATTTGAAGCCCCATATGGTCCTTTTGGAATTTATGATTTACATAAGTTTCTAAGTATTGTGGGTCTTTCGTCTTCACCGGAATTGAAATTCTCTGAAAAATTTGTGACAATAGCAGATGATTCTGGTAGATCAAGAATTAAATACCACTTTTCAGATCCTGAAATGCTTACGTCTTCAACAGCAAATGTGAAGATGGATTCTCCTGAAGTTAGTTTTTCATTAGATCAAAACACACTGAACAATCTTAAGAAGGCTGCTTCAGCTCTTGGTTATGAAGAATTGGTAATTACACCGGGTAAAAATGTTGTAACTCTTTCAATACGAGATACAGAAAATCCTACATCAGACAGTTATTCAATCGATGTAGCAGGCGAATTTCCTGACGGGATTGATTTTACTCTCGTCTTAAATATCGCAGATCTAAAACTATTACCAGCTGATTATGATGTTGGTATCAGTTCAAAACTTATAAGTTGTTTTAAATCAAAAACTTTAGAAAAGCCAATATCATATTGGATTGCATTAAAAAGAAAATCATCTAGTTATGGAGAATAATTATGACTAAAAAAGCAGAATCACAAGCAGAAATTTCAAAAAGAGTAGCAGTACAGGCTGCGGATACCCCGCAAGATCCTATTCTTAATAATATTTCTGAGCTCTCTACGCGCGTTTCTCGTAGCACTATTGCCGTTATCGATACGATTACATCACGAGGTGGATTCAGAGGCGAAGAACTTACTACTATTGGTCAACTACGTGATCAATGTGCTCAACTACAGCAAATGGGTGAAGCCTTAGCTGGACAGCTTGCTGGTCAAAACGGTTAATTAATACTTAAATTATGTTAGGGTGAACATGTCTGAAGAATTTCTATGGGTAGAAAAATATAGACCCCGTAAGGTGGAAGATACCATTTTACCAAAGGGACTTAAGAAAACCTTTCTTGAATTGGTTGAAAATAAAGAATTACCAAATATGATCTTTTTTGGTGGTCCCGGTATTGGTAAAACAACCGTAGCCAAAGCTCTTTGTGAACAATTAGAATTGGATTACATTGTTGTAAATGGATCTGAAGATGGGAATATTGATACGCTTAGGGGTAGAATCAGACAGTTCGCTTCTACCGTTTCGCTTCAAGGTGGAATGAAAGTAGTTATTCTTGATGAAGCAGACTATTTGAATGCTCAATCAACACAACCCGCTCTTCGTGGTTTTATTGAAGAATTCAGTAAAAATTGTAGATTTATTCTTACTGCGAATGCCATAAATCGAATTATCCCAGCGCTTCATAGTCGATGCTCGGTGTATGATTTTAATACTCCGAAGACTGAAGTACCTGCTCTTGCAGGAGAATTTATGACAAGGCTCAAAGGTATATTGGACAAAGAAAATGTCAAATATGATAATAGAGTTTTAGCAGAATTAATTAAAAAGTATCACCCCGATTTACGTAGGGTGATAGGTGAATGTCAAAGATATGGGATTTCGGGTGAAATTGATAAACATATTCTTGTTAATCTGAGTGATAGTCAATTTGAAGACCTCTTTAAATTTCTTAAGAAGAAAGATTTCACTGGGGTAAGAAAATGGGTGGTTAATAATATTGATATTGACTCCTCAGCTATTTTTAGAGGCATTTATAATAACATCTCTAAGAAAATTACACCCGCGAGTATCCCAGCAATGGTTCTTATTATCGCGGATTATCAATATAAAGCTGGGTTTGTAGCAGACCAGGAAATCAATACTGTTGCGTGTTTAATAGAAATAATGACAGACGTGGAGTTTAAATAATGACAGTAAAAGCATATGAAGCATCAGACAATGTTGTAGTATACGATTTTGAGACACTTTCACAGGAAGCAACAAAGGGTGTTGTAGTATCCCTTGCTCTTCTTAATTTCAACGAGGATAGATTTCTTGCAAATCCTTACACATATGAAGGACTTTTGGCTAAGACCAAAATGATCAAATTTGATGTGAAAGATCAGGTTGATAACTATGGTCGTAAGGTTAATCGAGACACTCTAAATTGGTGGAAGAAGCAGTCACCAGAAGCAAGAAAACAGCTTATCCCATCAAAAGAACGTGACGTTCCTATTACTAAACTTTATGATTGGTTTGTTGTAAATACAATGAAATCAAACATTAAGAAAGTTTATACACGCGGTAATACGTTCGATCCGATTTTCATGACTTATCTCATGATTGATATTAATAAGCCTGAACCATATCCGTGGTGGACAATCCGTGATACCCGCTCGATGATTGATGGTATGACTTATGGATCTGATATTAGTAACAAATTTATCCCAGATGGATTAAAAGAAAAATTCATCGCGCACGACCCGCGACACGATATTGTTATGGACGTTATGAGACTCCAGGTATTGGCGCAGTCGATTGAAGGTTATGAACCATCAAATCTAGATGATGAAATCCCGTTCTAATGGAAGATATTAAAAAACTAGAAGATAAATTAGATAAAGTCGAAACCACTCTTAAAGAAACTAGCGCATCGCATTTAGCCCTTGTGAAAAGATTTCAGGAGGTGGTTGACGTAATAGAAACTCGTCTCGAGGAGTATAATTCTTATGCTCGGCCAAAAGATGAAATTATTTCAGGAATGGCTAATGTAAGAAATCTTATATCAACAACATTTTTTATTAACGGTAAGAATCACGATATTCTAAAATCATTAAAAATAAACGATAAACTCCAATTAGAGCCTCAAGGTAGATCTTTTAAAAAACGATCTAAAAGGTGGTAATATGGGCGATCTTCTATATCTTTATACCCAAGATAATTGTAAGCACTGTGATCTTCTAAAGTCTAAATTAGAAGAATATGGCATGATCTACATTTTATATAATATTTCCGAAGATGCTAATGCTAAAGAGTATCTTCGAAATATGGGTCATAAGACGGTGCCACAATTATATTTTAGAAATTATCATCTTTCGGCTATCCCTACAGAGGATATCACAGAAGAATATTTGGAGATGAAAATTGGTGAAGCCATTTGATTACCTAAATTCGATTAATACTTCAAAGAAAGATATCATGATTGATGATCTTTCTGAAAAATCGTATAACGCATATCTCATTAATCGAGGTCTTTCTTATTTCATAGACACAATTCTCATAGCAAATGAGATGAATGCGAACCCACATCTTGATAAAAAACTACAGTATCATTTTTTCATAAATACAATTAGAAAACGTAAAAGATTTTCTAAGTGGCATAAGGCTACTAAGCAGGTTGATTTAGAGATTGTTAAAGAATATTATGGCTATAGTAATGAAAAAGCTCGCCAAGCTTTAACTCTTTTGAGTAATGAACAGCTAATTGAATTGAGAAAAAAGGTAAATAAAGGTGGAAAACAATAATAATAATGACCCTTACGAATGGGATCCAAGCAAAATGCTTGAGATCACATTACTTACACCAGATGATTTTTTAAAGGTAAAAGAGACTCTTACGCGTATTGGGGTCGCGTCACGAAAAGATAAAAAATTATTTCAATCGTGTCATATACTTCACAAACAGGGCAGATATTTTATAGTTCATTTTAAAGAGCTATTTTTACTTGATGGTAAAAAATCTAATCTAGAAGTAAATGATATAGAACGAAGAAACACTATTGCTACTCTTATGTCAGATTGGGGATTACTTGAAATAGTAGATCCTTCAATGACGAAAGATCTAGCCCCGTTAAGACAGATCAAGATTCTGGCTCACCGTGAAAAGGGAGAGTGGGAATTGTGTCCCAAATATAACATAGGAAGAAAATAAAATGGCAAAAGAACCATTATCTATCCCTGCAGTAGAAGAAGACGGTAATATAAGTCACAGAAGTGTTGGAAAATGGATGAGTGATAATCTCATATCCATACTAATTGTTGCTACAAGTATTATTGGCGGAGCTGGGGCATTCTGGTTAAACGTTCAGAATCAAGGTAGAGATATTGAAGCACAATCGGTTTTAATTGAAACTATTACAAGTGCAAATAAAGATGCTCTCGATGAAATGAGAGAAGAACTCGATGAATTCGAAGAAGAAAATGAAGATTTCCAGGATGCTTCTAAAGAAAATATATTTGTACTCGACAGAGATCTTGCAATAGCTGAAACACAAATAGAAGTGCTTAAAGAGGGTTATACAGATCAAAAAGCGGTTAATACCCAAATTTTACAGATCTTGACTAATCAATAAGTGATAGCGGGTATACCGTATTTGCATACCTTAAATTTGGTCTCGCGCGATAAATAATTGCGTAATCAAATTAATAGGAATATTCCAATGAAGTCTATCATTAACTTTTTCAAACACATGAACTATGCACACTCTGCAGAAATTCAACTTAACGCAATGTCCGACAGAGAACTCTGGGATATTGGAATTACTCGAGGCGATATTAAACGCGTTTCTCGAGGACAATAAAAACTATTAAGGCGCTCTTTTGAGCGCCTTTTTTGTATCCTTAATCTTGAAGTTTTGTTTCTTCAACACCATCCCACAGATCACCGGGTTCTATATCCCACTTATCGCATATCTCGTAAAATCCATCGGATTCGTTTGCAGGTTTACCCGCAAAATTAAACCAATCTTCCACCCCACGATTTAGACGCTCATCGTATTCCATTTCTTCTTGATCCATTATATAGTTACTCATTCCCATTTTACATTCCAATCATTTCATTAAGTTGACGCTGAGCGGCTTTATAATGAAATTCAGCAGCTTTTGGTTCATGGCTTCTTTTACAAATATCACCTTTACAAAGAGATGTTAATGCTCGGCCTAAACCTTCCCAATGTTCTGTATCTGCTTTTAATTTAGCAGCATATTCTGGGGTTAATTTATATGCTTCTGCTTCAGCCTTCATTTTCTTTTCTTCGGCAAAAAAGGCATTAACGAAGAAGTCTCTTGGTTTTCCCTCTTTATGATCAAAACGACAGGATAAACCCTTACGAGGTGTGCGAGCGGCTTTAATACCAGCGGCGAAAGCATCTTCGAGGGATTTTGCATATTTAGGTGTCATTTTGTAATCCTTTGTTTGTCTCTTTGATAGTATATAAGTAAGGGTTAAATCTAGATTTTAAACCCCCTAATTCAAATTAAATCAAATTAATTCTAACCTACGTGCATTTAAGATGCACAAAGGTTAAGACACAAAAAAAGGGCGCTCAAAGAGCGCCCTGAGTTATATTGGAGGGGTTGGTTCCCCTCCTCCTTTTTATTCTCTTATACGAGGATGTTATCAACGCGGAAGATACGGTAGTACTGGTTTGTCTTAGCAGCTGCAAGACCGGATGCAGGAACGTTACCAACGAATGGGTTTGAAACCATACCGTAACGAGTTTTGAATCCGATTTTTGGCTGGAAGGTTTCTTCACCAACCGCACGAACCATAGTAAGCGGTACGTATGGGCAGTAGAATACACCAGCATCGTAAGGGTTGTTACCACGGTAACCAACAGTGATATAATCAACAGTTGCATAAGGATCGATGTAGACCTTAGTACGTCCGTTAATAACACCAGCGAATAGGTTGCCTGTGTCGTCGATATCTAGCTTAGTAGATAGTGCCGGAGCATAATCTAGCATACCAGATGCGTTCAGTGCTGTCGCTACGTGTGAGGAACAGATGATAAAGTTACCACGACCTCTACGAGTTTCTTTACCGATTGTTGCGGCTTCAAGATCAAGCTGAACGATTAGTCCCTTGAATTTTTCCACACTCCAACGACCGTCGGCATCAGTAGCTAGGTTAAAGATACCGTTGATAGCTGTGTTAGCTGTAAGAGCACCTGTTTTAGCCTGAGAGTTAATTGTACGAATCATTTCGCGGTTTTGCTCTGCTAGGATTTCAGTTGTAAGAATATTCGCAAGTTCTGTTTCAGCATCTAGACCGTGAATGGCTTTAAGATCCTGAGCAAGTTCCATTGAGTATTCTGCTTTTAGAGCACGTGACTTAGCAGTAACGCTTGCCTGCTCGATGGTGAATCCCATCTCACGGTAAGCAGAACCACCTGTAGAACCAAGTGCTTCAGCATCTGCTGTTGGCATACCGCCACCGAAATCAGGACCAGTACGGTCATTATCGATTGAGCTGTCGCCGTTTGAGTCAGTTACACCTGATAGACCTGAAGGATCCTGTACCTGTGTGGCACTGGAATCACCAGAGAATGGTGTAGTTGCTTCGTCGAAGAATGCTTCGTCGTTACCAGTTGCACCACCATCGTAGCGTGATTTCATCGCAAAGATAAGACCTGTAGGTCCAGTCATTGGCTGAAGTCCTGCAACGTCGTGCGCCAATAGATTTGGTGCGGAACGTCTTACGAGTGAGATTAGAACTGGGTCCCAGTTAGCAGCAGAAGTTGTGTTGTTTGCTGGTGCAGCTTCGTTTAGTGCCTGTGGAGCAAATCCCATTGCTTCGCGCTCTGAATTCATCGCGTTCTGCTGGTTCTCAAGAAGTACAGCTGTTACGGCTTTCTTCTGATAAGTTGGAATTACGCCGGCTGATTCTTCATTAAGAAGTGGTGTCCACTTTTTGATTAGATCATGGTAATTAGTAGTTGGTAGATTACTCATGTTATTCTCCTATTATACTCTTGCGCTATTCTTTGTAGCGTCAATGAATGATTGCATTTGAGGTGAAACTTCTTCCATGTCGTCGCCATTTGCGTCGTCGGATTCAGTCTGCTCGGTTAGGCTTTGGGTTTTAGTTTTTGGTTCAGCGAAGAATGATTCTTTTAGAGTTTCCACTTTAGAAGTGAATTTTTCTTCAGATTCAAAATCAACCTTTTCAGACATTTCGCGAAGCTTTTCTCTCTGAGTGTCGGCTAGGTCTGAAGTCTGTTCTAGAAGAACTGCCTCACGTTTTAGTTCAACATTTTCAGAAACGAGATCCATTTCTTTTTCTGTCTGAGCGTCTGCTTTTTCTTCGAGTTCCGCAATTTGATCAACGAGTTCGTCCACTAGATCAACTTTTGATTCTGGAACTTCTACGTATGATTCAGTGAATAGATCTTTGAGACCTTTAAGGAAGTCCTCAGAAATTTCGTTGCGAAGACCAGATTGGATTTCAATTTTATTATCTTCCATCCACTGTTCTACAACAAAATTAAGATAGCTGTCAATTTTTTCAACCATCTCTTCTTTAGCTTCATCTAGCTCTTCAGTAAAGCGCTCTTCGTTTGACTCTTCAATTTCTTCAATTTTTTCAGAGACTGCTGAGTTAACAGCTGCTTCGAAGATAGTAGAACTAACCTCTTTAAACTCTTCTGAAAGTGTTGCTTCGTTGTCCATCAAAGTTTCAAGCTTTGCCTGATAGTCATATGATTCCTTAGCAGGCATTGTTTTGCCGTCTAATTTATCAGCTGTCTTTTGAGGATTGCGTTTGTCCGCGCGACGCTTAGGTGCCTGCTTTTTAACGCCTTTTTCAGCTTTTTTCACAGAACTGATAGATTCTTCTTCAGTTGTTGTGTGTCCAGCATCCTGTTCAGAGATTTCATTCTCGTTATCCACGTCAGTCTTTTTATTCGGATCCATGTTAGATTCCTTTATTTTAATTTAAGTAACGAGAGGAAATTCTTAAATGCTCTGATTTGATTCTCAGCCAGGTCCATTCCTGACGCACTTTTAACTTCAGTCTCTATTTGATCAATCTCTTGAGACGAGAAAACACCACCGTCATAAATCCACTCTCTGCCTTCATATATTCCATTAACGAATGCTGCAGCAGCAGATGGATCTTGTACGATGTCTACGGTGTTAAGCATGAAATCATTCTTAACGTACATAGTACCTTCTCTTTGTTCAAGACTACCCATACCACGAGTTGACACACCTAATTTAACACCATCTTCAAGGAGACCTTTTACAACGTCGCCCATAGGAGTACTAGTTATTCGTGCCTTACCCACCACATCATTACCTTCCCATACTAGGTCGGTGATGAGGTGAGAAACTTTTTCAAGGTTAATTGTAGGACCAGATGGGTGATTAAGTTCACCTACTGCGCGTCCAGTTTTAACCTGTTCTGTAACGTATTTCTCCACTGCCGATTCCATCACTTGTTTTGGATAGATTCGACCGTTTCTATTCTTTGTTTCCGCCTGAGCAAAAACACCTTCAATAGTAAATCTTTTTACAGGTTTGCCGGTTGCTTCGTTGATTGATTCTTCAACGCCAACTTCCAGTTTATTATCCATATATTCGCTAATTAGCTTCATTTAGATTTTTCCATGAACTGTATAAATTCTATTGCATTTTTCTTTGCATCGACTTCGTTCTTAAACTTACCGACGAAATCGGTCCCGACGAACATATTGACCGCGGAACCCTTATTTTGATAACGAACTTTATAGCCTTTTATTTTTTCAATCTTATCTTTTTTAGATTGAAAGGCCTCATTAAATTTCTTAAACGTCTTCATTGTCTGATTCGTCTGTATTATCATCAGACTCTTCAGTTGTATCAAAAATCGAAGAAGCTACATTTATTTTTTCTTGATCTACTGACTCACCTGCGCGAGTACCTAAGATCTCACCTACAACAGCTTCTGCTGCCGTAAATTCTTTATTCAAGATGTTATCTATTAAAGAGTTTACATCATTCATTTTGTTATTCTCCTATTTGGTATTATTTATGTGTTTTCAGTTTTTTAAAATTATTATTATTTTAGTGCTAAGAAGTCAACTTTTGAGAAGTTTTCTGCTATTAGTAGATCTAGTTTGTCATTAATAACATGCGACGTCACGGTTTCATTCACAAGATTGAGAGAACCATATAGTCCGGTCAACAGATCAGAATCTGTATCGGCATTAATTACCTTCCCGACTCCCCTTATGACTATCGTTCCGTTTGTCACGGTGTCCATATCAATTTTTACCTGACCAGCATTCAGGTCGATGCTGATAGATTCTACGCCAGTTTTGTTTATTAGTTTTACCCCGCCGTCATAATTTCTCATGGCGAGGCTCTGGCCAGAACCACCACAATCAATTACCGGTGTACCAGTTCCGGGTACACCACTTTCACATTCTAAGAATTGTGCTAGTTCATTCCCACCTAGTGTGATGGTTCCGGGGTTCAGTATGCAATCCTCGACGATACCTGAAACATACTGTAGTTCTTCAATTATACAATGTTTTAAGAAGCTTTCGCCATCCAAAATCCCGGTTATGCTCGCTGATATGAAGCTGGAGTTATAAACATTAGCGGCACTTAAAATATTAAAATTCGAAAGGGATTGACCCTGTCCCTCAAAAATAAGATCGTTCAGGGGTGTGGTTGTTTTAAATACTATATCACCGTGAATATTAAATTTATTGAATCCTCTTACTTGAGCAATTGTAAGAGCGTCATCGAGATTATTCACTTTTTGTGTTTGGGTACCAATTGGATAAATTGCTCCACTATAAATGGAATCAGAATCTACGTGTACTCCCCCACCAAATGTTGAGAATTCTAAGAACGTGGGATTAATAAATCCTGTTGTGTTGTTGGTACCAACAGAGACCTGATTTTTCTTTTCAACAACCCTGAAATTAGTGTTACCACCTATGATATCAACTGCATACGCACCGTCTTCAAATTGAGCAGCATAATACAGTTCATTTACGTCAGTAATACTCGGGGTCGAAGATGTAGCAGGAATACGAGAATAAATGATAGGGAATGGCGCACTTTCGGCTCCGTCTGCATACTCGCGTAGTAACTCCCAGAATTTGTCTACAGCTATTGTGTATCTAACTCCGATGTCAAGGGTGAGATCGGATTTAGGTATTGTTATTAACCACGGGGTTTGAGAGTAATCAACGGTAATTGCCATTTTAAGCGGTACTTCCTAACACCTGTCCATATTGTAATTGATTAATTCTTTTTGTTAAAGTCACTATATCATTTGCTTGCATTGCAACGGTTCTTTGCAGAGCCTTAATATCATTTTGTCTGTCATCGTCGTCTTTTCTCTGACGTTCGAATCCTGCAATAATACCCTGCATGTTTCTGCGCATTAATTCAAATTCTTCTGGGGTTGGTTCGCTCATTTATTTATCGCTTTCATATTTATTCATCGGAAACCATCACTGCAGTACCGCTTAATCCCGTTGTTGTTGAAACGTCACCGTTAACTGTACCCTGTTTAAAATAAGGTGCCGACGTGCTTTTTCTACCATATCCGGTAAGAGGTTGTAGCGTTGTGTATACTCTAGATGTACTTATAATTCCATTTGCAGCGGTTAATCCATAGAGTGCAACAAATGTTGCTATTATAGTTCCCGTTGCAGATGCTGCCGCCCCGACGTCAATTACATATGAATAACTATTTGCATCAATAAACGTGATTTGAGCTACTAAATTATACTCAACCTCGTTCGCGCCGCGTATGAGAATATAGTCATTTGTTGCCATTCCGTGCGCGTTGTGCACGACTGTAGCAGTTGTACCGGATTTTGAAATCGTTACAGAATCTGCAAAAGGGAACGCTCCTGTTCCGTCGGATGCTTTCAATAATACTCTGGCGTTTTCAATCGGATCACCATCCCCATCAACGGCTGTAACCTGAACTGTGACCGCCCCGGAGATGATGTTAACATCTGCGCCATCAGTCTTATAACTTACGGTTCCAGATCCACCGTCAATTGTTATGTTAACGGTTCCTGTAGTTCGTTTAATATGAAGAACACTCGAAGTCTCGCCGTTTCCTGCATGATAACCGCTGAAATCTATACCAGTGAGAGTCATTGTAAGGGGCGAAGTTAATCCGAACTCTATCGCATGAGTTAACGCAGAACCCATGGTGAATGACATATCATCCATTTCGCCATTTGGATCCGCGGCAACATCATAAACGAGAGCACTTGTATCCGCAGTACCTTCATAGCCAGAAACTGCTGTACCGTTCATTATTCCCCCACCGTGTGCGATTTGTCCACAGCGAATAAATTGGCTGTCTGTGACGTCACTGTTGGCGAGATATGTATGAGTTCCCATATCGTTGAAGGTACAACCAATGAAATTTACATCAGCGTTGTCTATGACCTCAAGGGAACCAGCGCTTACGGTACCGAGAGATGAAATAGTCACACCCGTCCAGTCAACACGTGACGACGCGTTATTTATTTCTATCGAATTAAATCCTGGTGTAACGTGTTTCGTGTTGTCGATACTTATCGAGGAGTTGGTATCTCGGAAATCGACAGCAGTCGCATTCCCGAGGGACATAAGACCCTTCCACAAATAGTTACCTGCAGATTGTTCTTGAAATAGTCCCCAACGATTATATCCATTTGTACCATCGTTGTAATCATTTTCTTGTGCCATGTCGGCAAAGTTACCATACGCCGCGGCTTGTCCATCGATCGCTATTATTTCACAGCGACCATATCTTACAGCATCAACTTTGAATGGTGCACCTTTTGATGGAACCGAGCCTGGAGCACCATAACCCCATCCGTGATATTGTTTAGTCGTGGAAGGTGAACCGACTGTATCGCTGGCAGTAATACTCGCGTCGGCTGGATCGCCTGTAGCGAGATTTCGCCAACCACCATAAACATACGAATCATTTCCGAGTTGGTAGAAAATGTCAAAGGCATTCGACGCGCTGCCCATGAATGTAACCATTCCGCCCGCGGCTTCAGTATCTAGCAATGGTGCAGCGTCCCATTTAGCCCAAATCAAAACGGCATCGTCTTGACCTAGCGTAATTCCGGAACCGTTGTTATAAAGAAGACCACCAAGACCGGATTTTACAATACCTGAGTTACATGAGGAATTTTGAATGAAATCGTCAGTATCATTACTTGGCGAGCGCAAAGCTGTCCACGTTGACGACGGTTCAGCCCAACCGGTGAAGCTGTCAGCCTCGTCCATCGTAGTTAAATCGGTGGAATATGTTGCGATTGCCATTAGATATCAAATCCCATAGTTATTAGTGAGCTTTTCAAAGCTTTTCTGACATTAATAACCGATGCATCGGGTGCTAACAAAGCAAATCCCTTTTGTGAAATAACCGAGATACCATGATCTAAATATTCTTTGAATATTATTTCGGGTTTTTCAGTTATTAATGTGTCATCGATAATCGTTACAAATACCACACTTTCGTCCGGTAATCTTTCGACCATGAAACCCACTTTGTCGGGTCTCATTTCTTCAGAGAAATCACCAAGTGACCATGCACACTGAAAATCTGCGCATACTTTCGGTCTTTTGTTGTAGATGCTGCACCCACCTTTACAGTGGATGCAGGTTTTCATTAATGGTTTATCCAATTCCGGAACTTCAGTAATAGTGCAACATAATGTACAAGTTCCGCATGGACGCATATTAGGTATCGACGGTACGAATAACTGAAGTTGATCCGCCGTTTGTACCCATTGTACCGGTCGCGATGTATTCCTTAATAGGAGAACCAGCGCCGTCACGAGCTTTGATAACGAACTTACGATCGGCATCATAAACGAATGTGAATTCTTCAGGATCAACTGTGGTTAATTTATCCACGTAGGATACAAACGCTCTATTACCACCTGTAGCATTTACTGATGCAAAATCTTCTTGACCATCAGTTGTATCAACAGTAAAGATTGCGCCTGTGAAAGATGTATAGTGTAGCTTTCTCCAGAATCCATCGTTATCTTCTAGACGAATGAATCCAACTTCGGGAGTATCCGATGGGATAGAAGCAGACATTTCAAAGGCAGTTAAGTTATCAGCGTTGAGAAGAGCGTTTGTTGTCATCTGGTTGTAATCAATTTCAGGATTACCAGAAGCGTCTGTTGCTGCGCCATCCCATGGGCCGATTAAGATATAATCTTCACCGACTTCAGGGTTGTTAACCGTAAACGTCACGTTGTTTGGAGGGGTAATACCAGTGTTGGTAAGATCGAATACAAGGTCTGTCGCTGCAAGATCTGCGGTTTCTAGGGATTGACCGTAAGAACCAATTAGAGCAGAACCGGTTGATGTACCAATAAACGGTGTGTTAAGAAGAGGCGAACGATCGGTAACTGTTACATTTACCGCAACTGTCGCTGCAGAAATACCGCCGGTAATTACACCGCCGTCACCTGGTAGACCACCTGTTAGAAGTTGTAGCCAAATAAGCGTACCTGCTGTAGGACTGTTAATCGCGAGCATTTGACCTGTACCAACCGCACCACCAGAACCAGCTGTCCAAGCAACATCTTCTGCAGGAGCAAATGTTCCTGTAGGTGAGTCGACAGTAATCTGTGTTGTGATACCTCTGAATAGTTCAGGATCGATTCCGTAGATGAAGTCTGTAGCACCCTCACGCGTTAGATATTTTGTGAATTCGACAAACTGATTAATAGTCTTTGCACCGCGATCCCACTCGGAGTAATAATCCTCTACAGTTGTATCGTTGTTAACATCGATTTGTCTGAAACCATATGCAAGATCGTAAACTGTTTCACCACCAGCGGTAGCTACTATCAGATTTTGATTCAGTGTTAATGCGTTAGTTGAGATCGAGATAATTTGATATTCAGCAACGTCTGTTGCAACACCTGTCTGAATGAAATCGCCTTCAGCAAACTGCGTACCATCGGCAACATTTAATACTGCCTGACCGGTTGAGTTAACACCGGATACTGTTGTTGTGGAATCGGTTCTTGCCATGTATACGTCAGCCCAACCAGCCACCGTAGCAGGTGCTGTTGTGTTGTTCAAGTCGTTAGCATCAGCCAAAGCGAGAACGTTGTTACCACGAGCTGTTGCGTTAATTGGGAATTCGCCATATGTTTTATTGAACGTACGATTTGTTCCAAGCAACTTACGAGTATCAATATCTACACCACCAGTCTTAACTTTAAGTAAGAAACGGTGCGAGATACCCTGAACTGAGTCTGAGTTTAGACCCTGTGAGATAAGATAATTATCGCCTGATGTCCACGTGTTTGCAGTACCACCAAACAATACACCGGTAATAACCGTGCCTGTATTTTCAGTAATAAGTGCTTGAGAACCATCAGTTGTGTTTTTAATTACATAACCAACCCATTCATCAGTTGTCCAAGCTTCGCCTGAATCTGTCATTGTTGCTGCACCAGATGATGTATCATCCGCGCCACCAACACCAAAGTTCCAGAAGTCGTCTGCAAGTACACCACCGTTTTGGTGAATCTGAATAACAACGCCGATGTTACCAAAGTTTGTTAGTCCGTCAAAAATTACTTCTGAACCACCTGTTCCCTGAACAATTGATCCATCATAAAGGTGTTCTGCTGCTGCATCTGTTATTGTGTAACCACCTAATAGGGTTACGAAGTTGTCGGTCGCACGAGATGATGGTAAGATGTCTGTAAGATGTCTGTAATATCTAGTTCATCATTATCCCCGGGAATAGCATTTGGATCATCTGCTAGACCTTGGAGCCATCTGTGAAATTGAATTACTGTTGCGTATGACGCTGCGGTCACACCATGATCTGCGCCGGTATAGTCAATCACTAATGTTCCGCGATCAATTGTCCAGTCTGTTGCTACTATTGCCATTCTATTGATAGCTCCTTGTTTTTGTTTTTATTTTTATAACAATATTCTTATCATTATTTATACTTATGAGTACGTGAAACTTAACCTATTATCCCATATTTTTATGAAATTATCAGTACCATCAGCCCATAATATAGTTAGATCTTTAGTTGTAGGATCCTCATATACTCTTTTTATTCTCCATAATGCAGACGATGTTGCAGTTCCTGGAACCGCCTCACCAATGTATGTGTTATCACCAGCGATATCAATTTGTTTAGAGTATTGCATTTCCATTTGTACCTGTAGTGATAATAAAACCTCAGTCAAATCTGTGACCACGAATTTTTTAGTTGTGCTGTTGAATATTAAAATGGAATCATGACCTACATCAGAAATCATCTTCATTTCAACATCAGCATTATCTAATATTTTATATGAACCACCGCCACCTAATGATGCAAGTGATCTATTAACTGCCGCGCGAAAATCACTGTTTTGTTTTTCGACTGCTTCTATATGGGGAGCCATATCTGGCTCTTTAGCATCTTGTCCTGCTGGACCTATTTCACCTTTGGATCCGCGCTTCCCTTGGATTCCCACATCTCCTCTGAGACCTCTGGGACCGGATGGACCCATTCCACCTTGCTCACCTCGGACACCGGTTTTGCCAGACTTTCCATCTGCGCCATCACCGCCTTGACTTCCGGTAATACCCACCAATCCGCGTTCTCCGCGGGATCCGGTCTTACCATTTTCACCTTGCGAACCGTTGGGTCCAGTATCTCCGCTTTTTCCCCGAGATCCTGTTTTACCTGTGGCACCATTAGGGCCCATTGGTCCAACCAATCCTTGACTGCCTTTTGAACCATCTTTTCCATTGACTCCATCCAGTCCTGTTGGACCTTGAGAACCATCTTTTCCATCTGGTCCGGGAATTCCTGCATCGCCTTTTGGTCCATTCCGACCATTTTTTCCCACATCGCCACTATTGCCAATTTTTCCCTCAAGCCCGATAGGACCTCGTCGTCCGATTTCGCCTTTATCACCTTTATCACCCTTTTTTCCTCGTGGTCCTGGAATAGCTCTAATTGATTTTTTCGCTTTTTCCATAACCGCTAACATCAAAGCAATTTGTGTTTGCTGTTTCATAATTAATCCTTATCTAAGTATTCTATAACCTTTTCCACTAAAAGAGCTTCCTGATCTGGTGTAACTTCTACATCCTCATTTGGATCTTCTTTTGGTGCTTTTTTAACACTCAGATGGAATTTATCTTCATCCTCATCACCAATTGCACCACCATTTGCTTCAGCGGCAGCAGCTTCTTTTTCAGCTTTTTCTTTAGCCTCTTTATCCATCTCTGCTCTCATGACTTTAATTTCTTCTTCATTAAGACGAAGAACATTTTTCATGATCCAATTTTCGGAAACAAATTGACCTGCATAATTTGCAGCGTTATCAAGAATAGCAAGACGCTCTTGAAGAAGCTGGTTCTCTTTTAATTCTGAGAAGTTGTTATCTTTAATATAATCAACTACTAGATTATTTTTCCAACCTTCCCAATCAGCCTCTGTAATAACATTCTTAAGCATAAGCTGCTTTTTAAGCAACTCTAAGAATAATTTCGAAAACTTCTTACGAATTCTGTCAATGAATTTTTGGAATTTTACTTCATCGCGATCGATTTCATTATCTCGACCCATGGAGAATTTTTGCTCTTGCTCTAATCTTCCCATTGGAACATTAAGAGAACGATAAAGTCTTTTCTGAAAGTAAATTACGTCTTCAATATCACCAAGATTTTGTCCACCCGGTAGTGTCGAAATTTCAGTACCCTTACCACCTTCACGTCTCGGAAGCCAGAAATCCTCGAGCATAGTCATATGCTTGCGTTCATCTTTAATAGCACCAGTTGAACTATCATAAACAAGTTTGTTACGATACTTTGACATGATACTCTTCATGTATTCGTCGGACTTACCTTTTGGAAGGTTACCGGTATCTACATAAAATATTCTTCTTTCGGGAGCGCGAGAGAGACGATAGATGACAAGTGAGTCTTCCATCATTCTTAACTGATTTACCGGTTTTAATGCTTTATGAAGATATGAAATTACTTTTTTTCTAGTGTCATCTAATAAACCGGAAGTAACATAACTGACTGAATCCTCAGTCATTTTTATACCACCAATAGTCATACCAGGCTTTTCCTGATAGATGAAATATTCATTGGTACCTGTAACAATTTTTGCTTTTGTTACTTTATCTTCTTTATATTTAACCTCTTTGATTTTACGAATTTTCGCTCCATCAATAAATCTAATCTCTTTAATACCACCTTTTTTATTATTCTCATCAATCAAAATGTGGTGTGCCAGACGTCCGTCTACATACCATCTACGGAACATATCTGGTCCATCATCATTGAAATCCAACATGGAAACAATGTTATCAAACTCTTCAGTCATTTTCTTCTTGATTGAATCGGGTATTTTTGTTGCTGCGTCCATGTTAAGACTCACAGAGGATTCAAGCTCTGATGTTGAAATTGCTTCATTAACAATTTCATCAATAGCTGTATCAACTTCTGGGAACATGGAAATTCCGCGATATTTCATGATAAGAGCATAATTATCTTTAGCCTTATCACCATCAATATCTACATAATGACCAAGATGCCCAGCTGTGGTTTGCATAACATAACCGGAACCGTCTTCGTCTTTTGGAGGCACTACAGATATTCTGGTTTTTTCACCAGGTCTCTTTAGCTCCCATCCTAATATCTTAAATGTTCTATCTGCCATAACGATCCTTAATATTGATGAAAGGACGGGTGTTTTCCCGTCCTCTCTTTACTTATAACTTATGAAGTGGTGCTTGATTCCCAGTACTGGTACTGGAATGTAACAGTATACTCTTCAATTGTGTCTGTGGCATCGAAACTTACTGCGATTTCTGATAGATCTGTTGGAAATGCGTCAGTCATTTGATATGACTTAAGTATTGTCCCATCGCGATCTAACTGATCAACAACTAGATTCGCCATATATGAAGACGGATCAGTTCTACCAACATTAAGTCTGTGATGGTTGATTTCGTTCATCCATCTTTCTAGACTATCACGAATAGTGAAACCTGTGTCGTTCATTATAGTAACTACCCAAGGATCGAAAACTCGATCCCCGGCAATTTTAAGCTGTCGTCCACGGAATGGGATTGGAATTATACCCATTGTTGATTGTGGGAGTGATGCAGTTTTAATAAGAAACTTTGAAGCTTCGTTTACCCCATCAGCATCAATACCGTTTGGTATTGTTAGTCCAACGCTGAATAGATTGGGACGTGCGCCACCACCTTTTAGTTGACCTTTTAGATCGTCAATTCCTAAAATGCTCATCTTTTATTCTCCCTTATACCGCGCCAACAACTTCTTCGAAACTTACGCCTGTTCGCGTAGCGACAAAGTTCAATGTAACATTGTTAATTGACTGAGCCGGGTCTACGAAGATCGAAGCCACGAATTCGTTATTATCTATAACGGTTGGTGTGTTGTTAGTTGTATCACAAATTACTGAGTATTCTGTAACACCTCTACGTGATTTGATATCTCTTAGATATGGTTCTACCTTACCTAGGAAATCCGCTCTTGTAAATTCATCGTTGAATTCGAAGATTACATCGCGCGCTGCCTTTGCAATAGCTCTTTCCATTGATAGGAATAGACGGCGTACGTTGATTCTATCGAACGCTGATGGACGTCCAAGTTTTGTTTTATCCCCATAAAGAATAATACCTTCTCCTGGGAAATTAGTGATTGCATTAATACTAGATCTGTAAAGTGAATCACGATCTGTTTTTAGAGGTGAATAGGCAACATCCTGAACACCCACATACTGACCTCTACGAGAACCAGCTGGTGAATACCAAGGTGCGGACACCTTATCTGAAGCAGCCATAATTCCTGCAGTTGAGGAAGCAGCTGGGATCCAAATCATTTTATCGTTATATTTATCATACACTTTCAAGTAGTTATTATCTAAGAATACGTAAGATGATGCATTTAAACCATCCGCAAAAGTCTTAGAAGAAGCTACTCTTGTTGAACTACCTATAATTGCTTCGCGCGGTGGGGAAGCTATAACTATGCAATCTTTTCTCTGTGTTCCTGCAATTGCTGCTAGATCCGCTACCACTGTAATCTGATCCGCATTTGAAGTCATACCCGGGGCGATTAGGAAATCAACGGTTGTTGTTTCTTTATCCTCAAAGTGATCAAAAGCAGCTGCAAGTTCTGAAGTTCCTAATGAACCAGAATTTACTCCACCGGAGAAGGTGAAAGATGTAGCTACTAGAGTTGAATCACCGTTGTAATTCTTAGGTGTTCCAGGGGTTAGTGCAGTACCAGCTGCGCCAGTATTTGTGAAATCAGAATCAAATCCTACCATTTTAACATATTCTGATTTATTATTTATTACATCAATCGCATAATTACTAGTTCCGTTACTATTTTTAGCATCGGTTGCAAGTGAGACAAAAGGATATTTTTCAAGAATAGTACCAACAGAACCTGTGATTTCTCCGGTTTTATCTATAACTACAACATGGGCTTCATCGTAAGTACCATTTCTATCTTCTGCATAAACTGATGTATATGGTCCTTCGTTAAATTCATCCTTATATGTCCATCCGTTCCATGTTCCGTGATCTGAGTCTGCTGGACAGATTTGAACCTCAATGCTATTACCAAGTGACCCTGGGAATTTAGCAATGTATGTGTGATCGCTATCACCCAGAGCTGAAGTTTGATTATCAAAATCTTCTTCGTTTTTTACTATGGGTGCGTCAGCTGATGCATTTGCTCTAGAGTTTCTTGCAGCAGAGGTGACTTCTCTTACAACCATAAGGTTGTCTGAGTATCTTAGAAAGTATACTGATTGGTGAAAATCTACTGAATTGTTGTTGTCTGGTGTTCCGAATGTAGAAACCAATCCTGCTTCATTAGCAGTGAGAATTGGTTCATCGACCGGACCCCAATTAAAGTTGCCTGCAATTACGCCAGTAGAAGATGCTATGTTAGCAATGCGACCTGAAAGATCGATTTCTCTGTAGTTTACGGCAGGAGACGCTGAGGGAATGCCTAGAGTCATTTTATTCTCCTTGTGAAATTATACGGCTTATCATAATACGTTTATATCAATCACATCTATTTATGAATATTTTCGATTTAAAAATCTGGTCCTAATGGTACTTCTGCGATTGCCCACGGATCATCAAACACATCAGGAACTTCTTTTCTCTCAAGTTCTTTGATGTAATCCTCACCATTATCAATATATCCAAACGCGGGCATTTCATTTTCTATTTCTAACATTCTATCCTCAAATAGCATTTTACTGAGATCAATATCAGTAAGATCATTAAAGAAATTTGTACCGGCAAAATACCCAAGAAGAACAAAATTCATAACTAAATCGTCATGATTACCCTCTGATGCTTCGTATGATGAACCTTTTGCTACAAAGGTTGAAACTTCTAATATAGTATTCTCGTCGACAATATTTAGTTTATTTTCTTCAAGTAAATCCTTGAATGACGAACATCCAATTCTCTTAACTTTTTTGCTCATGTTGAGACCTAGAGCAGATGCTTTAATTGCGGATTCGACGAACATATTTTCATATTCAAGATCGTAATATAAACCGTTACACACAACTTGCCCAGCGTCATTTGCCTCAATTACAACTAGACACTCGTTATACATATTCGCATATTTGTATATTAGATTTGGGAACAATAGTGGTGAGATCATATTAGATCTGTATGTGAACACCTGTTGCCACGGTGAGACGGTGAGATCAATAATGTTGAATGTTGAATAATCGAGACCCCTACCCTTCGCTACGTCAACCATCATTACATAATTATGTTTCTTATCGGGTTCTGCGTAAACCCTCATTATGTCATCTATAGTATGTAAGGGATCTTGTGCTCTTAATCCCATCAGGGTCATAGCATTAATTAATGTATCACCAGTACCAAAGAACGTATTACCAAATTCCTGCTCAAACTGTCTAACGGAGGTGTTAGCAATAGTCTCCTGTTTCCATTCTTCGTCGCGGCCGGGAACGTCCCACCAGTCAACACGGAAAGGTACATATGAGCTCGTACCCTGAATAGCCGATTCCCACAATTTCTGAAAGATGTTACCAATACCATTTGCTGTAGATGTAATGATAACCTTAGTAGATTTACCGGCAGAAATAACAGGATATGTTGATGTGTAGAATGTTGTTGCATCCTCAACGAATGCAAACTCATCTAAGTAAATTAAGTTAGCGGCGAAACCACGAACGGAAGATGATGAAGTACCTGCTGATAAAATACGAGAGTTGTTTGAAAATTCTATTGAACCTTTATTAAGAGATTTACACCCGGGTTGTAAGAAGAATGGGAGATTTTCTAACATCAGTGTAATTCTTGAAATCATCTCCCGCGCGATCAAACCTTTGTTGGCTAGAACCGCAACAGTCTTACTCTCATTAAAAATAGCATACCATAAAAGATATGCAACAGATGAGATAGATTTTCCACTCTGTCTACATGCAAGAACGATGTTAAATCGATTCTCATTAAAGTTTTTAAACATCTTTTCTTGGTAGGGATATAACTCAAATGGTACCAATCCCTCGTCAAGATTGATAATCATACAATATGTTTTTGCAAAGTACGCAGGATCAGCCATACATTTACCGTATTCTGTAACCTGTTCCATCGTCCATTTTTGTTCAACACCATCGCGCTTTACTTTTATGTTACCGTTATATGAATCCTGATAATTATAATCCATTATGATTCTTCTGGGGTAACATCTATTACTTCCCCTTCTCGTTCAAGCTTGATTTTATTTGCTAAAACGGCTAATAGTTCAGAACTACTCCCGAGAAAAACTGTATCGTTTTTGGTGTCTTCTATGCCCGGGCGTGATTCGTTTTTAGTCGGGGCGGTAATTTCTTTATATTTTCTGTGCAATTCCATTGATTTATCATTGGTATTTGCAAGTGTAGTAAGGAGAGTAGCTAGTGCTTCAATCGATCTGGGGTGTTCTGTAGACACAGCTATTCGCATAGTCAGCTCTAAAGCCTCTTGTCCCTTTTCTAATAGATCTTGGTATACCTTTCGGGCTTCTTCATAATCTTCTTCTAAATCTTGTTCTTTTTTCATATCATTTCTATTCTATAAAATGTGTCCAAGTATCATTAAAGCCATAATCTGAATCTGGTCCTACACCTGGTGGTGTGGGTTCAACTTCTAGTCTACTGACATGACCATCAGAATCGGCGTTCTGTAAGTAAAAATCAACGATTGCTTTATTAATAATTGCTGTTTCTAATATCGGTCCGTAAAAGCCTACTTTCATTTCAAATTCCATTGTATATACAATTGTTCTTCTATTCTCCATATCACCTTCAAAATCGTCATTAAACGTTACGGATTGTAACGTTAACGGTACATCTTCAGAGAGATTAGGATATTCAGGAATTGGGATAATACTAACACTATACGCGGGTGGGAAATACGGAATGATTTGCTCTACTACCTGTAATGCATCGTCCTGTGTTTTTGTATAAATGTTTAATGCAAAGTTTACAATATACGGAACACCAGGATAAACCCTATTACTTGATGTAGGAACATCAGTAGGTTGTTTAAATGTATTTTGATTTTGTAGCTGTCTAACTGAATCGTATGCTATATTTGTGATTTCAAATGACATTCTTGGAAGCTTAATAGCTACCTGTGTATCTTCTTCAAGATCTGGATGTTCTCTGATTCTTTCAAGAAATTTTCTTTTAGCGCCATATGATAAAGGCACCTTTACTTGACTGATTACTTCACCAGCTGCATTTTTTCTTATGATGTGAATGTTATTGAATAATGCGCCAAAGGTTGACACAGATTTCATTATTCTACCGTGATAAAAGTGACCACTAAACATTAGTTATTCTCCGGTTCACCAAATGGATTTGACTCAGACCAATCTAACAATGTAGATGCTTGATCTTTAAAGTCTTCATTTTGGGAGTTTACTTGTGCAAGTTCATCGTCAACCGAAATTATGGTTCTTGTAATTAATGATTCGGATGCTGTGATACTACCTGCTATAAATTTATGATAAAGTCCATCGTCAGCGCCAATGTGTGCTAATTTAAGAATATTATCTGAATCGTTGTAATACGTAATCTTACCAGTAATAATAACACCGCCAGCTAATGATTGTGATACATTTTCACCAATGATAAAGTCTGCTCCGTCTGAATCTGCAAGATTAAGTACTAACTCATATCCGCCCCGTTCAATGCTATCGATTTCAACAATACCTGTATCAAGATTCTCGTCGTTATATTCGAACAATTCACATTTAAGTTTATATGTCGGTAGATCAGATATTTTGAAGAACGGTTGCTCGTGTTCTACGTGCATAATCTCAAACATAGAACCTGATAATGGGAGATATAAAAGATCACCCTCGTACGGTCGCGTGCCCGTGATTTCATTATCATTACTTCTAACTGTCTGTAGCCATCTTTTTCTAGAAACAATCATCGTTACTTGGTCGCGGATTTCCACTCCCCATTTAGCATAGACGTCTCCACCCTCGAATCCCTGTGGATTCTCAATATACATTTCTATTTTATGAGAGGAATTAAATGAGGAAGGTACGTCATCTCCAAATACTCGATTTTCGTTCACTATATCTCTCGGAAGATAATAAACATCTTGTCCATACAATTTTAGAGACTCTATGATAAGATCTTCATATAGATTCTGTTCGGATTTAACATTATCCGAGAAATAAAGGTTTCTAGCCATAATTTATCCTACGTAAAATTCAGCAGGCATTTCGTGTTCATCCCTAAGATCTTGTTTAAGTTCTTTGAGTTTAACATCAGCCTCATCATATATAAATTGCCCGTTAATAACCACACCACCAGGAAGTTCCATATTACCAAACTTTTTCATATTTTGTCCCCATTGTCTTTTTATCAATTGTGTAGTGTATTCTTTTAACCATCTATCGTTATAAATTTTGGTGTAAGTTTCAGGATCTACAATTTGATACGTTTCAGCAACTAACCAATCACCTTCCTTAACATTTTGATCTGCGAAATCACCATGTAAATAAAGTCTATTTTGAGAATTCGAGAATGTTATTTGTGGCGTACCGTTTAATTTCATATCAAGAAGTGACATGTATTGTTGCATCTGCTCATAATAAGCAAAATCGCCCATGAAAGTGTTCATGTGGGCAAAATCCTGAAGTCTCATTTGATATTGAATGCTAAACATACCAGTTCCTGAAGATCCGCCGTCAGTTAATGGGAACAATTTTGTCACATATAGAACTGAATCGTTGAGAGGAATCCATTCATTTGTTACATCATCAGCAGTTACTAAATGCTTAAGGTATGTTCGCGCTGTGCCGTCATAATGGAATTCTTGAAATAATTCTAAAGCTTCGTCAACTCTATCGTCTACCTGGTCTTGGTCGACGTTAATCTCCATAACGGGTGCGCCTAATTCTCTTAAGCAATATTCTATTAGTGTTTCTCTTGAATTTGGATGTGCCATGTTAATCCTTGTTTATTCTATTTATACCAAATCACATCTTATGTTAGGTATATATCATCAAGATCAAAAATACCGTCTCTTCGTCCACCGGAATCTCTGCTTAGTGTGTATACACTAAAAAGTCCACCCACCGTTGCATCTGGAGAGCTTAAGTCAAGGCTTGACTTGGGGATATCCCCAGCTTTTCTAAAATTGGCTTGTCCGCCTCTACCCGCTATGCTAGCGGTTAAAATGAAATTGTCACTGGAATCCCAGAATAAGGCATCGCTGTTCCAGTTTCCTGGATTTTGCGTACTCCCGTCGAACTGAGCGGCGGCATAATACCCCTCATTAGAATCTAATGTTATTAGGGTTAACGTAGAAACGGCATTAGCTGAGTTGGTGACGTCCTGAAAGGAACCAAACGTGGCAGTTGCATTTCTGAATGTAGATAACACGAAGGCAGCACCGCCACCAAATCCTGTAATATCTACATCGACCGTTCCGGTATCTTGACCTGTCCCCGTCCACGTCACGTGTGTACATGACGAGTTAACGAACGATCCATTTCTTCGGGAAGCGAGCGTAAAACCTGTTGGAGCTGTCGGTTGACCGGCAGCACTGTTTTCTAGCACAGTGCTGAGGATCATGAGGTCTTCCTTACGAGTTCCAGCCGGTAAAGATACATTTACCGTAGCGCTGGCCGTGTTTGTATCGGCATAGGTACTTCCGATGTACTCAATCTGTGGAAGATCCTTCACATTGTTGATCTTACCTATGAAATTCCCCTGTAACATTAAGAGATTTCCTCATATGAGCAAATACCCTCTAGAGAAGAAGCAACTGAAGCTGTAAGCCTAAGAGTGTCGCTCTCTTCTAAGTATATTGGATTATTTTTGGTGATAACGTTCAACGTCGATCCCGGTGAGACGCTTACACTTTTGACCACCCTATAAGCGGTCGCAGATCTATAAATATCCACCGTGACATCGGCAGAACTGGTGGTAATGTTTGAAATTAACAGTGTTCCTACTTTAAGTACCTTTCCTGATGCCGCGCTGTTTGTTGTAATTGCCGTAGCAGTTACACCTATCGCCTGAACATCGGTTTTACCTAAAATAGTGGTTACGTTTACAATATTTGGTGCTGCCATTTTATTTTCCTATTATCCGAATACAATGGCCATTGCAATGGCCTTTCCTGTTGTGACTCCACCACCTTGAAGTCCTTGAATTCCTTGAGGAATTCCGAAGTTAAAAATTGCAGACTCGGTGGTGCCTACATTAACGACAGTTGCGGTGGCGTCAGAGTCGAGACTTGTTACTGTTCCGACCGCTATTTCTCCACCATCACCTTTAAGTCCCCTAATTCCTTGTGCAAGACCAAAGTCGAATGTGGCTGAATCGGTTGTTCCGGTGTTATTGACGGTTGGTGTTGAACTAGAATCGAGGCCGGTGACTATTCCTACTTGAATAGTTGCAGCAAGACCCTTAGGAATCCCGAAGTCGAAAATCGCCGCAGCGGCCGTGCCTATATTGGTGACGCTGGCATCCGAATCCGGCGCAAGCGTGGTTACAGTTCCTACAGCGATCGTCGCGGCATCACCCTTTGGCGCGGCAGTGAAACCCGTAATATTCCAGACCTGCTTTGCAGCTGAATATGTATATGTTAGATCCCCAAAGGTATATTCTTGGGCGTCTGAAGGTGAACCTGGAAAATTTAGTACTGCCATTTTTAGACTCCTGCGCCATGGATCGTTTTAAGAGTGGATCCCGCCGAATTTTTTATAAGAAGGGTTGAGAGGGTTTTTAATTGGACGGAAGATACGGCGTCGTTTCCGATCTTTCCTTCCGTCACGGATAAATCTATTAATTGTATGGTTCCTACCGAGGCATTCGCCATGTGAACTTCTTCCACCGAGGAATCCGCGAGTCCTCCACCGCCTGGTACTGCCCCTACCCACTGAGATGTATCAGAGTCAGTGTAATAAATATATAAGAAACCGTCAGCTTTACTCCACCACTGGTCTGCGTGTGTTGGGGAAGCTGGAGGACCCTCCGAAATAGTAACGCCACCACTGCTCCCGGTAGATGATATGACACCAGTTCCAGAGTCATATGCAATACCCGTTCCGGCTGAAAGGTGAGTTCTTACCTCCGCTGGGGATGGTCCTGTATAAGATATTACACCAGTAGAAGCGCTATACGTTAGAGAACCGTCACCACCAGTATTGGTCACGGATACGCTAGACCTAGCGGCGGATACGGTACCGCCTGAATCTAAAAACTTGACTATAGCATTCGAGGAATTCTTATAATGAATAACACCGTCTTCGTAATTGAGTGCTAATTCGCCATACTCAAGGTCACCAACTAAAGGGACTTTCGCCGCTACAGAGGATTTCTTAAGTATAATTTTTGCGTTAGTGACCATTATAGATTCCTTAGAAAAGGTAGTTTTTTACCCTATAAGATAAAAATCTTAGTTTTAGGGGGTAAAAATGGTTGTTTTTATCTTAAAAGATAAATTAGTATGTTCCGCCGTCGATGTTATATATGGTAGCTAGACCCGCGGTAAGTGTGAACTGATCAGAGTCAAAGTTTGCTACACCCGGATTAGCAGTGGTTGCAAGTTCAGCAGATACAGTGAATGTATTTGAACCGTCATCGTAAACTAGATCGATAGCTTCGCCCGCTAGGAACAGTGAATTGATTCTATCATCTACACGTTCGTCTGTGAAGAATAGATTTGTAACTTCTGAAAAGTCTGAAGTGTCTAGAGTAACTGATCCACCAAGTGCTGTAGCATTACCGTTTATTGTAATTGAATCATTGGCAAGTTTTGCGTTTGCAATAGAACCTGCAAGCATAGCGTTGGTAATACCAACCGCTTTTACTCGAAGTATATCACCTGAGATCTCAATAGATGAATCATCAACTCTTACTGAGAGTGTATTACCTGTTTTTAGAAGTCCGTCACCATCAGTGAATGATCCAGCACCAGAGAACTGAGCAACCGGAAGAGGTGTTGTTTCTAGTGTAGGTATACCATCGTGCGTGAAGACAAATCCTTGATCAGCGTTTTCTGTACCTTCTTCGACGAATACAAATGTACCACCGGTTAATTCTTCGGCTGTATCTGCATCGGTTGAACGTGATGCTGCGCCTGAAGCAACAACAATATATATACCATTTTCTTCTGCAGCAGACTGATCTTTAAGTAGAACCCTATCACCAGTAACAAGTGTTACACTGTCAAGTGAATCGCCATTCTCTAATCCGTTAGCTAGAGAAACGTTAGAACCTGTAGAGGCTAATCTTACTGATCCTTTAACATCAAGTCCAGAGGTTGTAGCATCAACATATTCTTTTGTAACAAGTGAGTTGGCTGTAAATCCTGCTCTGTCTTTATATGACGCAGGAACTGTAACCGTACCTGTACCGTTAGGTGAGAGTGATAAATCACCATTACCATTGGTTGTTGAAATATCATTTCCGTCGATAGTAATATTATCAACGTCTACTGATGTTAGACCGTTAAGATCTGTTATTGTAGCGCCAAGAGCAACTGCATCTGTACCAATTGTGATATCATCATTAACAAGTTGTGCGTTGGATACACCAAGCGCTTTAATTGTAACTGCACCCGAGGCTACAGCAAAGTCGGCAGTTGCAAAGGATGCAATACCCTTAGCTGAAATCGTTGCATCATCAACAGATATAGCAAGTTGATTATTTGTAATTGCTGTTTGAACAGGATCTGTACCAACGAAGGTAAGAGTATCTGTTCCAACTATAACATCATCTGTACCCGTATCACCAGCTAATGAAAGAGTGGATGAAATTGAGGCTGTTGTAGCATTGGTAATTCTACCTTGCTGATCAATTGTAATAACTGGAATCGCAGTAGATGAACCATACGCTGCAGGTGTTACTCCGGTGTCGTCAAGATCAATAGTAATACCTACGCCCGAGGCGACAGTGCTAATACCAGTTAGACCCGTAATAGTAAGATCTGAGTTAGCTAAATCAACAGAACCTGAACCTGTATCACCAGCTGTATTTAGTACTGGCGAGGAACCTGTTGCAGTATCAACATACTGTTTTGTAGCTGCATCTTGTGGGTCTGAAGGATCTACAACATTTGTAATGACCGAGGTCGAAGCATTAATAACACCAGAACCATCTGGTGATAGAATTAAATCCCCATCAGTGTCGGTCGTTGAAATTGTATTACCATTAATGTCGATATTATCAACAATTAAATGATCAATTTTAGAAGATGCATCGACTATAATTGCAGACGATGCAGTTAATACACCAGCTGTATGATCCAGCATATTTGTAAAAATCTCACCGCCTATGACTACGTGATTCGCTGCGTCTTCAGCGGTTTCCGTACCCATACCAACGTATAGTCTTTGTCCCCCAGCGCCAACTAGAGAGGAATAAGCCATCTCTCCCTGACGTAAAGTGGCTGGGTTACCTGTAACCGCCGACCTCTTTATTCTAATTATTGCTGCCATTAGTATTGGCCTCCGGTTATATTTTGTTTATCAAGTGTCAATTGAGACACCCATTTTTTGGTAGAATCATTGAAGACCAACACGCTCCCATCAATTAGGGATTGGGAATTTACATCTGTCAAATTGTTTAATTCGCCTGAGCTCCCATCAATAATTCTGACTGGTGACCCAACTCTGATCTCTTTTACTTGGGTTGTATTACCAACCTTAATTACTGTTTTCGACTGTCGCGAGCCGTTATCGATTCTAATGGCCATCATAAATCCTTATTCTAAAGATTTCGATATAACCTGTTATGATTCTCTTTATGATAGTTACTTTTCCAGTTCTTATTAGAATCCTACTTTTGGAACTGGCGTTAAAATCTATCATAGTCTATCTTGTTATTTGTGGAGTAACTTCTAGTTTCCCCTCTAGAATTCTCTCAATTATTGTATTCGCATCACTGTCAACATAAGACAATTCAATGTCATAAAGATATCTACCGGCTTTCATTCCTCCAGTGGTAAGGTTGTCTAGCGATATAATCACTTTACCGTCTATAGTTGGGGTATCAATAACAGTGACAAATGATGTAGCATCGGAATCTACCGTTGTATAATTCTTTCTAATCATCCCAGTAATAGTATGTCCCGCAAGTTCTTTTTTTGAACCGTTCTTATCCGTAAGATAGAGCTCTAGAGATGCATCTGACCCCTGGTCGACTATAAGATCTTCATATTGTGCCATTTTTTGTCCTTAAAGCTTTTTATTATTTATATGATTATTCGTCTACAAAATACTTATAATCTTCCCAATTATGAGGTTTATTTAAAGAATTTGTAAAATGAATGAACTTAATATCGGGATGGAATTCCCCATCCATATAAAGATAGTCATTCCCTGTTTTTTCTTTATATAATTTGGTTATTTCATATTGCCAATCCTCATATGAGCCGCCCTCATATCTCAAAGGTCTTTCTACAACATCTGGTGTTGCCCATCTCGTGAACCAAGAATTAGGTAGAATTATCAATTCCATATTAGCATCTTTAACACCCATTTCTACAAAATGCTGTTCGCCGTTAACGGGTCCAGCTGTGGTGCCATCTTTTATAAATTTTTGCTGCCACATTTTTGGATTAGATACAAAAATGTTATAGAGATAATTCATATCACTTGGATAATATTTAAAAAATCCGCCATTAATTTTCCATTGATCGGCACCTAATCTACGCCACCAACCTGGCATTGCTAAAAATTGACCCCGGTTTATAGGATAATCAAAAATCTCTTTATAGTTACCGGTTAGAATAATATCAATATCCATTACAACAACAGGTTCATCTATGTCCATTCCCATGACCTGCATTTTATTCCATTGAAGAGCAACCCCTTTCATGAATGGTTTTCTTATCCAAACAAAATCATATTCAGGTAACTTTCGTTCAAGATACTCCTCATATTCTGGACCGTATTTTTCACCTATTCTTACACAAAATATTTTCAAAAGAAATCCCCAAATCTTTTATTAATTACATGATACATCTTAGCATATTTATCATAATTTTTACCAACGACAACACAATGCCAATCCCTTCCAATATAGTCTATTGGAACCCCCTTTGTCACAATGTTGTATGCGAAGATTGTTTCGTTGTCATAATTAAACACCCTTTGAATATTTTTAGGGTACATTGAATCGGGATCTTCTTTAAGATTTGTCATTAATTTTATAACATCGTCGAAGTTTTCGAAGTAATCTAACTGTTTAATAACGGCAGACGAGGCTACCATAATCCCAGTATTAAATACATCAGTATCAGGATCATACCCCTCTTCTAATAACATAGCATGGGCATTCCAATATTTGGTTGCTGGATTTCTTATACATGTATTATACCATTTATGTTCAATGGTTTTACCCCAAATAGCCTCAGAATTATTTTCAGCTATAGCAAATTTATCCTTATCAAATGCATCGAATATATTTTCGTCGGTGTGTGGGATTACATCGAAGTCTAAATAACAAACGTTGTCATATAATGATGAAAGGGAATACATTAAATAATGCTTGTAAAAATTAACAATGTCATACACAGAGATCTGTGGATACATATTCTGGAATTTGAGTTTATATACCTGGAATTCTCGATCACCAAATAATCTATAATCAGCTCCTATACCGGTCGCGTAAAAGGATTGTTCAGCCGCAAGACTAGTGAAATATTTTTTAAATGATTCTTTTGCAATCGTGCTTTTTTTGCTTTTTTTCTGTAGCCCGGTTTTATTACTGAACCCTCCCGGGTTATCTAATTCCTCTTCTGGGATTTCAACATATACACTAAAAATTATATTTTTCATTATTGACCTATTATCATGAATCGTTTAAAATCACCAAGATCTAGTTCACCCTTATACGCGATCCAATTCTTAGGTAAACACGGTTTAATATATTCTACAAATTCATCTAATGATTCCGAGCAATTTATATGAGAAGGGAGATCAAAAAAATTATTTGATTGTAATGCTATGAGAGCATCCGGATCTTTAGAAGCAACCCATGTGCAAAGATCCTCTCTGTCTATGTGTTCACAACTTGTAGAAATTACCAATCTGCTATCAAGAACATCATCATTTTTTAATGAGTCCTCAGTCTTAAATTGTAAATCTTCATTGGGAAATAATTTCTCGCCAAAATATTCTGCCATTGGGTCTATGTCAGAAGTAATAATATGAATTTCATTTGAAGGGTATTTTTCTCTAAATAAATGTGCGAGTAATCCATACCATCCGCCTGCGATAAATATTTTTCTATATTCGTCTGTGTCAGGATATAATTTAGTGTAGATTTTATGAAGCTCGTCTACAAGCCATTGTTTACTTTCCCAATGATTTTTATCGAGGGAATGTATAATATCTTTTATTCTGTAAAGATCATTTTGACCGTACATTGACTCATCATAAATTTCTTCGATAATTTTAAGACTTCTATAATATATTTGCTCTTTCAAAATCACATTCCTCATAAGTTATTACAATTGCTTCTTTACTGTTATCCTCGAACATATACGAGAGTATATAATCAGTATTAAAAGTGTCGTATTCAAAATTCTCGTGTACTAAATATCTATCTATCCCAACATATTTTCGAAGAAAATAATCCCGCTGCCCCGAATTTATAAACCAATCCCATATTTCATGTATGTCTGGGTTATCAGCATCCCACGCCATGACTGAAGAATTAATTCTTACATCATAATTTGTGGGTCTGTCGTAAATTTTAGAATCTTTCCAATGACAATCTATTAGTGTTAATTTACTGAAATCATATTCCATCGTGAATGGATCACCAATTATCTTTGTATCAATATCAAAATAAAGTGTATCACCTTCAAGAGGAAAATTCTTATCAAACATCGCAAGCTTATTCCACCAAACTTTAAGAGCAGGTTTAGTTGGAATAGGGATTACGGTTATATCTGGGTCGAGTCCGATAGGATCGTCGGTGTAGCAAAAATAATCTGCCTGATCAATAATCTCCTCATGCGCGCGTATGTCGCGATATAGATTATTAACCTGTTTACTGGAATACTTTGTACCCCATTTTACAAAAATTATATTCATTTTTTATATACTATCATCATTAAAGTTAATCGTGGTTCAATACTATCTATAGAGGAACCAAAATCGTGCCAAGTTTCATCTGTTCTTTTAAATACAAATGCGCGATTTGTTTTCCACTCTGATGACTTTACTAACGAATTTTTATTTTTACTTTTATACATTCTAGTACCGTCTCCTGTTTCAGAAACATATAAAATGCAGGTTAAAAGTTTTCGTCCATCATCACAATGAATTTTATTATGTTCATATCCGGGCTGAGCGCCAGCAAATTCTAAATCACAAGTGTGTATTTTTTCATCGTATTCTATATCAAATAATTTTAATATCTCTAAATGTTTAGAGATACATTTTTTATAAAGTTTTGATTGTGGATCAAAATGTATTGAGGTCCGGTTTCTATGATTCAATTCAATTTTTTTTAAATGATATTGGATGTACGTAAAATCTTCTTCAGAAAAAGTATCATCTATTATCCAATAATCCCAAGGATCTGAATAGTGTGTAATATCCATTTAATCTTTCGATTTATAAATCCCATTTAATTGTGAAATTAATTCTAACATACTCTTACATTTACGTATTGACATTTTTAAGTTTCTGTCTTTAGAATTTTTTATTTCATCAATTTCAAATATAGCCAATTTTGTTTTAAATATTACTTCTTCATTGTCGTTTGATTCAAGTATTACTTTCAAAAGTTCACTTGTTGGGATTTCTGCCTCAATCATGTCTTTTTGACGAGCTGCAAATTTATCTTTAACTTTTGCGACTTCGTCAGCAGCATGCCATTTTATAATATTTTTGTATGCTTGACTTTGCTCTTTATTATAACTTTTGGTAAATTCTTGGATTCGTTCAAGATCCCATCCAGCCTTTTCAAGATCTATAAAATCGGGGTGTTCAAAATCCACCTCTATATACATTGGGACTAATATTCCGTCTTCGTCGTATACAATCTCAATTGTATCATAAGTTTCATTAGTAAAACGAGCTGAATGTATTTTATCAGTAAATTTCATATTATGTTTGTCCTATTTTTAGATAAGTTGTTGATACTGTCGGCGCAGTACCGTTTGGGAATTCTTGCGCGCGATAATCGTCTGTACCAACATATCGGGTTGTATAATTACCTGAACCGTTTAATTTGGTGTTAGCCATACCGGAACCCCTATTTGTACCGGTAGATTGAGAATATGTTATTTTAGAACCAGAAGTATTTTTAGCAGTATCTCTTATTGAATCAGCTAATGCTGTTCCTATTTCAGCACTACTATATTGACGAAGATCATTTGATCCATCTATATATAATGGAATAGGAATTGTTCCCGCTGCGGCGGGGTCAACGACATGTAAATAATAAGATGTGTTAGTAAGGGGTTGGTCTAGTGTTTCTGGTATACCCCCTGATGTATATAAAGCGGTATTAGCTTGCGTATCAATAAAAACCGGTGTACCGGATACTAGAGTTGCGCCACCTACTGAACTTGAAGTACTAATAAAATAAGTTCCGGCTTGTTGGTCTGTAGTAGAACCTGAACATAATGTATCAATTGCATCTAATGCAAATGTATCTCTCATGTCAGCAGCACTCATAGCCTGAATATCATTAGAACCGTCAAAATATACCGGGTTTACTTTATTACCAACATCCGGAGAAGTGGTTGCCTCGTATGCAGGAAGAATTTTATTATAATTAACAGTAACCGTTGACGGTTCAGCGGTAGTTGCCTCTGATGGATAAGTTGTCGTCCCGCTAGAATATGCTCCAGCTTGAAGTCTGGTATCTGCAATGATACCTAGAGATCCACTACCAACAGAGAGTAGTGATGATGGATTCAATCCATATTGTCTAATCATTTCAATTTTAAGATTAGCAATGTCTGTTGAAGACATTTCTTTTAGATCAGTTCCGTCTAATTTTAGAGGAGTTCTTACGGCCATTATTAAGCACCTGCAGTATACATGGTTTTCAGCGTAGATCCAGCTGAATTTTTTATGAGAAGTGTTTGAACAGTATCAAGTTCTGCGGAACCTACTGCATCATCAGCGATTTTAATCTGAGAGACAGCGTTTGTCCCTATTTTATCGATAGTGACAGAACCATCATTAATTTTATTCTCTGTCACCGCATTCGTATTTATCTGTCCTTCGGAGACGCCAAGAGCTTTAATTGTGACCGCTCCCGAAGATACCGAGAAGTCGGCAGTCGCAAATGATGCGATACCTTTATTCGATGTGGTTGCATTTTCACCTGCAATCGTAACGGTATTGTTTGTTATAGTCGTATCAACACCTTCACCACCGGTGAACGCTAATGTGTCAGTTCCTACTATAACATCATCCGTACCTGTATCACCAGAAAGAGAAAGCGTTGAGGAAGTTGCGGCGGTAGTGACCAAGGTAATACGACCTTGTTGGTCGACGGTGATAACTGGGATTGAGCTTGCTGAACCATATACTGCAGGGGTTACTGCAGTATCTTGTAATTTAGCAGGAGATATGGAATTAGCGAGAATGTTATCACTATCAACAGCATTTGCAGAGAGAGTCGTTGATAGAATAACATTACCTGTTCCATCAAACCCTACTATCGACGCGGTGACATCGCCCGTTATACTAAAATCTCTAGACGTTGCTAAGGCTGTTGCTGTATCCGCATTACCCGTTACGTCACCCGTTACATTTCCGATTAAAGATCCAGTTAGAATCCCAAAAAATCCACTATCTGCTGTAACAGAATTAACGAGAAGATCTACTTCAGAACCTAAAGTGGAGTTGAAGGCGTCAACAAGATTTGAATCCCCTCCGATAAGAAGACTGATGTCACCAAAATCGTCTGATAGTTCATTAAATTTACCTATCAGACCTTCGATTGAGGTGTTTACGCTTGTTTTAACTTTTGCCATTATTGTTCTCGACTATTTTGAGTAAGAGTGATTTAATTTCTACCATATCTTTTGACAGATTTTCAACCTTGTCTTTAAGATTCCGGTCTTCTTCAAATTTCTTTTTTCTTCTTACCTTAGCTTCTTTTGCAGCTCTAATTTCACTTGTATTTATATTGATTATCGCGCCCGATTTAGCTCTCGCTAAATTCGGGCTAGATTTTACTTTTACTAATTCCATTAAACGCTCAGTGCGATAACTCTAAGATCTCTGAACATTGGTACTTTAGATGAATTAGAAGATTTCATAACAATCTTAATTTGGAACGTTGTGAATGGGGATAGATAACCTCCAGGTCCACCTATTGTATATCTATATTCTCTAAAGACATTATTCTCGTCACTCTGAACAATATTGTCTAATACTGCAAGTACCCAATCTGTTGTTGAAAGCTCACCTTCATCAATAGCTTTATAATATACGTCGAAGTTAGCCGCGTTCGGTCTTGTTGCCGCTAATATTACTTTAAGACCAACAGCATCTTCAGATAATGAGACGGGGACTGTAACATATTTAGAAGCGGCCGCACCCGAGCTGTGATGTGTTTCATCTACATAAGTTAATGGAACATTATATCCAGTAGTTGGTGACCCGATAGGGTTATCAATCATATTTGATATTGTTGTTAATGAAGCTCTGTTCATATGTATCATTGGTGACACTGCTGAGTTACCAGTAACCATATCAATTTTAACTGATGCAGATCTCACACCCCCACCTAATTCTGAAGTTTCAATTGATGGTGAAGCAATAACTCTAGGTGCATCAAAATGGTAATCTGATAATTTATTCAGATACGTATCATATGAAGTATCCTTTGAATAAGGTGTTTCAGATCCAGCATAGCTTTTACCCGTTAGGAATTTAGCTGATAATGATGTATTAGTTGAGTTAGGAATAAACGTTTCAATTGAAGGTATTACAACGTCCATTAACATATTTTCAGATGCTATAGCTGTATCACCCCCGCCGCGCGCGTCAGATATAGCCGAGGAATCCCCAGCAAATCTATAACCAGTAACGTCCTGAGAGGTAATCGTTCTAGCACCCATAATACTTGTTCCTAGAATACCACCAATAGTTCCTGAACTATCTAGTCCAGCAATATTAACAATATCGTTTACGAACATACCGTGATTAGGATGAATTATTCTTACACTTGAACTACCACTATCTAGTAGAACTGGATCTGCAGGTAGAAGTCTTATAGGAACATCTGCATTTTCAAGTACAGCAAAGCCGCCAGCAGTATCAAAATCTGCAGAATAAACCTGATATTTTAAATCCTGTAGCTGTGAAGGTTCCCATACTGATCCATTCTGAGATTTATAGAATGACCCCATAGAAGGTTGTTTAGTAATTTTAACCTCTGTTGAGCCTAATACGAAATCACCAAGCGTAGCAATAAATACATTATAGCTATTACACTGTGATAAAAATACCACAGCATATTCTGTTTGTGGATCTAGATATATTGGGGAGTCTAATTCAAAGTCTGTAACCGCAGTACCATCAGAAGATATATTAACGTCTCCTGGGTACAAGAATTTAATACCGTTTCTAACAGCTTCTGTTGCAGAAGGATATCCATTTACCATAGGACGTATCTGACATTGTACAGGTATTGAAGCATCTTTACTAGAGAAGTAAGCTCTAATTTTTGTGATGTAAGCACCTGATATTGTGTCAACGTAAAATGATTGTGCAATAGGTTCATAACGTCTTAGTGCAACAGTACGTGATACGGTTATTGTTGTTCTTTCTTCAACACCGATCGCTGTATATTCTGCCGCTGCTTGAGATGAAGCCTCTGCTGTATTTGGAATACTAATATCGAAGAGAGCAAATTCTCTTATTCCTGTTGCAAATCTGTTGTTTGCATTATTTGGAATAAAGAATGAACCTTCTATTTTACCGTTCGCGTCACTCGTAAGAGTAGTTGAACCACCTGGATGGGAGGTTAATACTCTAGAAACATTTTCTGTAGGTAGAGTAGAGAATCTCTGGAAAGTTTCTGAAGGGGCAGATATACCACCGCGTACCCAATCACTTACATCTTTACCGTCAAAGAACGGGAAGTGACGTGAATTAGGTAGTAGACCTTCTGCTTTAAATCTAACTCTACGTGATCTAATGAATGGAATGGTTACGGTTGAGGTGGTTCTACTTGTCTCACTCGATCTTAAATCAACAGCAATACGCTTAAGAGCATATTGGAAATCGTTTTTAAGACTACCTGAAATAGAATTTATTCCCATTGAATTCAAGAATGTGTTACTTTGATAAGAGGAGGTTCTACCGATACGACCAGCGTTATCTATTAGTCCCTGAGAACCCCACCATCCCCAATCCCACTGTCTCCAGTTAGGATCAACGCGCTCGAATGTTGTGATGAATCTAGAAGGATCTAGTACATTCAAGCTGTCGAATGCAGGATTAGTGGAACCGGTAATTAAACCAGTGTTACCACGTTGTTCGCTGTTAACGAATTCTGCTGCACCGCCGTTGATTACGACAGGATTTGTTACAACGTCTTTCCATTCATCTGTTGATGGGGAAAGTACCATAGTACCAATAAAGTTTACTAGATTGAATGGGTTAACATTCTCTGTACCAGAAGCCTGTGGTTGATTAAGGAATAATATTTCGTCATATTTGACATAAACGTTATCACCTTTTACAATGGTGTTAGAAGAAAGATCTGAATCATAAATTAATTTAATATTCTTTTCTCTAAATGATGGGCGAAGAACACCTTCAGTTATATCCATAGACGCTTTATATTCACCTGAGCTCATGTCTGAGGTTAAGTGATTAGTAAAGTTGTCTGTTAGGAATCCTGATTTGGTTCTATTAAGTCCTGATGAATCCAACACGTCTATTGTAGACGCTTCAAGATCCAGCATGCTCAATACAGCATATTCTTCTACCTTGTCGACTCTCTTTTCTAGTCGACCTATATCTCTCATTGTATATCTTTTGTTTTCAATATAATTAATACTTGCTTCTGTTGCATCTAGAGTATAAGCATTAATGGATACTGAATATAGACCCATTGCATCCTTTGGGATGTCAGGGAATATAGGGTTCGTTGACGAAACACCTTCTAGATATTCAAGTTCATTATTATCTTTTAGAATTAAATAGTCTCTGCGAGGCATGTAATAAGATGCATCAGCTGTAATAAGATCTGTATTCTGAGGTAATTCATTAACTCGAGCAGTCGCAGCAGAGTATCCTGCGCCGGTATCGTCCTGGCGAGGTCTGAAGTCGAATACATTTCTGAGTGCTGTTACCGATCCATCCGCAAGTTTGTGATTTGGTATGTCTGAATAATCAATCTGACCGTCATAAGAAGTCTTATTAAAGAAATCCCCGACGGAGCTGTGTGCGAAATATTCAAATCTAGTGAACACGTTTCCTACTGGTGCTGTCTGTGATGCACCAAGAACCATACGACCAATGCCGTAATAGTTATCTCTTTGTCCATTGTCAAGATAGAATTTAGAAGATACGTCTGTACCATCACTATCAACAAGGGTTGTTCTTAAAACGGAGTAGATATCTGCTTTACCAAGATCTAAAAATTCAAGTCCATTACCATCAGAGTCTATAGTTGTTGTAATTGTATCTTCAGTTAGAGTTTTAACTCTAGGTGTAGGGGAGGCTTTGTTTACATAATGAGCAATACTAATATTACCACTAGTTAGACCCGTGCCTGAAATGGTTGATGATGTTGTACCAGAACCATTAATTGATGGGGATAGAACATCACCGTCGACGTCAGATGTTACTATCCAATCTGTAGTATTGGCAAAGGTTTCTCCACCAGCAGAAAGTGTAATAGTAGCCTCGCCGGAACCATTAACCGCAGCAGTTGTTTTTCTCTGAACTGTTAATGAGATGTCTGAAATCGTCGCCGGGCGAATCTCTGGAAAATCAAATAACGTATTGTTGTTACTTGTTTCTATTAGTGCAGCCTGACTTGCAACTAGAATGAGATCTCCATAATCTATTGTTGATAGTCCTATAGATCTAGTGGATCTGAAACTAGATCCACTATTCATATTAATATCAAATAGATACATTCTGTAACCAGCGCCGTCTTCTTCTATTGCTCGCACGCGTGCGGTACCAATAGTAGATCCACCGTGTGTTACTGCAGATCTAAGGTTTACTAATCCAAAATCTATAAGATCTGGAAGACCAAGGAGTGTGGAAATCTCAACATAGTTACCGTAATTGGCAGGAACTACTTCATTATTTTTTATGTATGTGCTTCTTGGTTTATTAACTGTAATTCTCTGAGCTGGAAGGTCTGCACGATATCCATTAACGTAGCCTATTCCTGCTGAAACATTAAGCTCCAGAATACTATCGTCGCTATCGTGATCTTCAAATTTAGCAATAAATGAATTTACTGTATAGTTACCAGATTCTTCTTTTGTGCGCTCTGCAAGAATATCTAGAATTTTATTATATTCTGTTGATCCGTCATTTGTTCTAAGAACTTCACCATCAACGATACGCGCGACGTATATAAAGATCTGATCAGAATCAACTAGATCTTCTCTTGTAAGAATTAATTGAATTCTATATCTATCCGCACCGGGTGCAGAAAGGTTAGGAACATCGCCCTGATTATCATAAAGGGATACGTCATCTGAAGCAGTAACAATATCTTCTTGTACTCTAAATCCTACATTGATTGTAGGGTTGACTGAATACTTTTCAATAATAGTTGATTGTTCATCTGCTCGTATAAAGTGACCGTGGATAAAGAAATCACCTTCAGCAACGTGGGCTTTTGAAGCCAGACCGAAAGTAGGATTTTCTACGGTATCCGTAGTCTGAATTTCCAGTGTACCTAAACCACCACTGATAGTGATTGTCTCACCTGGTGTAAACGTGATAGACTCTTCGCCAGATACCCCGGATGAAGTGTCGCTATATCTAACATATAGTGTACCCGGATCGGAACCATCTACATCTAATGCTTCAAGTATAACACCTACCACTGAAGATGTATCACCTGTAGCGGTTTCACCAACTAATGTTGTGAGGTCTAGGGGTAAAGCATACGTTGTTGTGTTTAATTTCACAAATCTGTATTTGTTATCGATGTAAACGTTTGATACAGGGTTAACTGCTGCGCCATCTTTAAATATATTTCTTCCGAATTTTTCAATTTCAGCAGAAAGTATACTCTGTATTTGATTTAATTCTCTCCCTTGAAGAGCACGTCCTGCATTAAACAAGATCTTGCTGAAGTGTTTATCGTCGGCAAAGTCGTCTTTATAGACAGTATTAAAAATGGATTTACTAAATTGAGTAGTCATGTTTATCCTTAAAGTTTAATCAAAACTTTTATATCTTCGGTTTGTGACACTGATCTCTCGATAGCAGCTTTATTTTGTATGTATAATAGATCGCCAGAGAATATATTATTACCTGAGGAGTCTAAAGTCGAAATGGTACCTGAAGCACCTATAGCTGTTATTGTAGATCCGATGTCAGAATCGAATTCACCAAATCCGGTGTCTTCATTCTGATGATAAAAAATTGTATCCGAATCAATGTAATCAATCATACCCTGAGAACCTGAAATAGATCCTGTGAATACCTGATCAGCACTAAATGTTGTGGCGTCACCTACTAGAGTAAGCTGAATGTGATCTAAGAAATTTGCCGTAAGTGAATTAATTCTTGAACCACCAACCGTTTCAGGATTTCTAAGAAGAAGAACCTGTCTGAAATCATTACCAATAACGAAGTCACCATTCTCATCACCCGATGGTTTTGAATTGAACATGACTATAGAGGATCTTAGATCTACTCTTGGATCTTTTCCAACACCTCGATCATCACCCAGAACCGCTCTAGCTTCTGCACCAGAACCACCACCGCCTGTTAGATTAATCTTAGCATACTGATACCCAGTACCAAAGAATAATGATCCACCTGAATCATCCATTTCAATCTTTGTAACTGCGCCGGATGCTACCGTTGCAACTGCTCTAGCCCCAGAACCATTACCTTCAATCTCAACTGTTGGTGAACTTGTATAACCAGTACCAGAAGTTGTGACTACGATATTTAGTATCTCTGAACTATCAGCAGCATTTTGGATATCATACTGATCTCTGTCTGTAGCCGGATCGCCAACGCCAGCGGAATCAACAAACTTAACAGGCATATAGTTAGCGCTTAGATATTTTGTTGAATCGATCGCGCCAATTGTGTAAAGATATTTCCAAACATATCCGTCTGCCGTAATAAACGCTTCGGTGCTTGTACCGGAAGGTTTAGTAGTTGACGTAACACTTATGCCTGCGGTTGTTTTACCTTGACGTAAACAGATGTAAACGTTGTTTTCATCAGTCATAATATAATAAGAATTGGATGGGTAATCTGAAGAAGCATCATCAAACGATGTATATGTCGTACCAGAAGACCATTTATGTCTAGGAATTACATAAGAAACATCTGCTGCTGTCTTCATTGACTGCATTGATAGTCTAGCATTTCTTTGGTCACGCGTACTGTTGACCGGATTTACGAGAGTATCGGTCTCATCCCACTGTTCAGATTTACCAATAGCAATATAGTAATAGTCTGAATCGACAGTTACATTATTGATCAGATTATCAAATATCTGTTTCTTAATGTCGTTTGTAATTATAGCAGTCATCTTTGTTTCCTATTAAGCTACTGTTACTTCGCCTTGGTTACCAATAAGGTACCAATTTGTTCCATCCCAGATGACACTACATCCGTCGAATTGCGCAAGGGCAAATGTTGTTCCCTGTGCGAAGTTAGTTGGTGTGACAGTTGCAACACCAACACCTTTATTAGTGAATATTTTTTCTTCTCCATCTTCGGTGCCGTCTGCAAGGGATATAGCCAAGGCAGTTGCCTTATTACAAATGATGTATGATGCACTATTAGATGCTGCTCCGTTTGCCGTAATCGTAGATGGTGTGTTTGCTACCTTTGAAAGTTTTATAGATCCATTACCTTTGGCAACTAGATCTAAGCTTATATTTGTGTCGTCACCTGATGCAGTGATCGATGGATCATTTCCAATAGCGGCATTTGAAATATCGATTTCATTTATCGCCGAACCAATTGCCGTAAGTTTAATAATCTCATTACCTGAGGCACCATTAATGGAACCTGTAATGCGTGGAGTAGTCAGTGTCTTGTTTGTTAGGGTAACACTGTGTGCGGCGAAAACGAATTCATCAGATGCACCTAATAGAGGTAGACTGATCGTTCTGTCTGCAGCTAACTCTGCCACGCCTATAGTATATCTATGGTCAGAACTCGTGTCAAATATATCTACATCGAACATGGTTGGTCGTGTGAGAACTGCGTCTATTAACGTTTTGTCCCAGAGACTTTGTGAGCTACTGTCTAGAATAACATCACCACTTGCATCAGGTAGAACGACTGTACGGTCTGCAGTAGGATTTACTACACCGAATATTGTTTCAAAGTCATCCGCAACTGAGCCTTCGAAGATCACATTGTCGTTTGTGAGAGTGACTCCAGTACTTAATATGTCTGAATCGCCACCGAGCGCGCGCCAAATTTCCACGAAATTATCGTTGATCTTCGTACTAATCTGACGTAGAGAATCTCCAGTACCGTCGTTGGCACTTGCTCCGATGTATATATTTTGTCTAGTCATTATTTCTTATATCCTGCTTTCAGTCTTTTCTGAATACCGGCTTCGATTTCCTTAGCCTTACCGACCTTTGAAGGATAGACTTTTGCGTTCCGATTATATCCTACGCTCTCAGGAGGATTCAGTTTAGCACGTCCTGTAGATTTAGCATGCGCTAGAGATCTACCTTTCTCCCGACTCTTTGAAAATGTTTTTGGTCCACGCTCACGATGTTGCTTAGACGTATATGAGTCTATGGTCTTCTGAGAAATTTCTGTAAGGTGTTGTTTAAAGGTCTTCATGAACCTCTCCCGTTTACTCTTTGGCGTTGTGTTCCAACACGTCTGCTATAATCACCGCGCCCGAGCTTATCCTTGTGGTTCTGTGAGTGTGCATTATACGTTACAGGTTTGTTACTTGACGTTGCCTGTTTCTTTGCACCGGCTAAAGTTTTATGTGAACTGTTAATATAAGCGTGACCGGGTTTATATACGAGGAAACGTCTGTCGCCCTTATCTTTACCGTCGTCATGAATCGGGTGGTCGTTATGCGTCGCAACCTGTTTACCGAACTTCTGGGCTTCTGATAGGTGTTCTCTAAAGGTTTTCATATTATCCTCGTGCCTTAGTACCAGTAAGCTTATCCACCGCTGTGTCGATACCCTTCAGACGTTTATTTGCTTTCTTATCTGTAGCAGATCGCCCCTTACTATCGCCTCGGTGATCTTGACGGACACTATCTTTACCTAGAAATTTCACGTCGCGTGAAGCATCCTTCACATAAGACTTAAGAGTCTTCTTACTAAGTTCTAGTAGAGTGTCTGATATTTCTAGAGAAGGTGCTAGATCTTCTTTATACTGTGACTTAAGTCTCTTCTTCGCAATAGTAATTCCAGCATCTCTTTTATTTGAACGTTTGACCTGATTATTTATATCGCGGCGAGGCGCGCCGCGGTCATAGAGGGTGTCACCATATTTATCAGCCATGTCCCTATCAGGTTTTGCTGCTTTCACGTAGGACTTGAGAGTCTTCTTCGAGAGCTCCACGAGTTCTGTTGATATTCCCAGGGAGGTACTTAGTTCTGACATGTTTGTTTCCTATTGTTCTTTGTCTTATTTATGATGTTTTTACGGGAGATATGAAGAAACGTAGTTAATAGCATCACCCATTTCATTAGAGTCTGTGAAGAAGACTAGAGCGTACGCTCCGAATTCCCATGCATCAGAGTCATATGCGAATCCTAGGGATGGTCCGTTTGAACCGGTAAGATTTACATTTCTGAAAGTCATGACGTTGTTAGCATGAACAGCATCATATAGTTGGTCTCTCGTCTTAGTATTGTCGTAAGTTGTACCGGCGATTTCTACGGAAGATCCACCGTATGTTCCTATATCGATTTGTCCAGCACTATCATTCTGTTCCATAACACCTGCCTGATCGGATAGACCATCATATAGTATATTCGAAATATCAGTATCTTTTGCATATGAACGATAAGCCAGAGCGATGTTCATTCCGCTATCTAACCAACCAGAGTAACCTCTAATTGTCATACCACCATTGTAGCCGAACATGTGAATCGCGCCGTCAGAATCTACATGGTTACCCTGTGAGGCATCGAACGCCACGGATTCCAGAGCTATGTAGTTTCCGTTCGCACGATTATCATCCCACCACTGAACGCCGTAGGCATCGATATTATTTATTACTCCACTGTCGTATGAGTATACTCCGGTAGCTGATAGAGGTACGATTGCAGGCGCTACCACATCTGCAATCATATCACTGTCTATATAATCTTCGAATATACCTTGGTCACCTGTTTCGATAACGTTAGAAGCATCGATAGGTATAATAATTCCATCGCTGTCCATATCCATAGTAGGTGAAGTAGCTTTTTCTAAGTCTCTTACAGATCCATATAGATTTGCAAGTTCACCAAGAGTAGTACCACTATCGTAATTACCCATAACTTTGTAAGATGCCATACGGAATTGAATATCTCCAGAATCGTATAGTACAGTCATTGGATCATCTGGTGCACTCATAATAGAAGAAACATCAAGAATAGTTTCCAGAATAATGTCATCTGCCAGACCAATAGAGAGAGGAGCACTATCCTCAAAACATGCAATACCTTCTGTGAGTACATCTCCCGCCAAGTGGAATCCTGCAGGATGTGCGAAAGCTTTATAGAGAGTTTGCCATTGCGCGATAGGTATTCCAGACTGTATGAGTATAGAATAGATTTGGTATCTCTCATCATCAATAATAAAGCGTAAAGACTCATACCCTATTTGACTTTCTGAAACTATAAAAATATTTTCTTTGGGATATACTATAGTAGGTGTCTCTCCAAAGAACATTCTGAAGAACCCCATTACAGAATATTCGGTCCCTTTTTTCCGTAAGAAAAAATTTATGACTTTTCCTACGAGTCGAGGGTCTTCAAAGAAACGGGAATTTGACCCATTTCCTATTTCGAAAAAAATTTTATCGAGGAGGGAAAGCGAAGTAGCATCGAGATCTCTTATGAGTAGGAGGTCGGTCCCGAGGATCTCTGTCCAGGAGCCCTTCTGGGCCATGTAGTCGTAGTACACATTCAGAAATTCGATAAAGGATGGATACTCCTCTATAAAATAACTAGGTAGCACATTCTCTATTGAAGGTCTACGAAGGCTCTCTGGTCTTCTATATTCTGAATGTATAATATTCATTTTTATCTCTTATACTGAGTTTAGGGATGTATGTGGGGATGTCTCTATACTAGGCTAAACTGTCTAAACTTATAATGTTGTTCTGATTGTTTGGTAATCTATTATACTATCTGCATAAGATAGTTCATCTTCGTAGTTGAGTATGTATTTTCTCAACGGTTTGACTACAGATTGATCATGAGGTATTGCATTGATTTTGATATAAGATTTCCCTTCTAGTATAGAAGTTGGTTCGAATCCTACTAAGGTAACTAGGCCCAGTCCTGCATCGTAAGAACCTACGTTGTCTACTATAACATCCCCAGCCTCATTAACAACCTCTAATTTGTTATGAGAAAGTTTATTGGATATAAGAGCTATCTGACCATTATGAACAAACTTAGAAGAACTAATAATATAATTCTTATCATCAGTTGGACTGAGTGTCACTGGGAAGGAAAGGGAATAAGCATTAGACTGACCGAGAGTTGGTGTGAATCTTTGTTGGACCTTAACAGTCATTCTACTAGAGAGAATTGCATCGTCAAATTCATCTATTTCAGCAAGTAGTTTGGATCTTCTAAAGGATTTCCCAAACTTCTCTAAGTTGGTACTAACATGAGTTGAGATCAGATTAAGAACGTTTGACTCCATAGTCTGAGCTGTAATAGATGTTAGATTTGGATTGAAATCGAAATTGGTTTCAAACACTATGTAAGTATCTTCTGGGTCAACGAACTCTGGGGTAATACTCATTATGCTAAGAACGTCTAGCAATTCAATTTTAATCTTAGACTTAAGAGCGGTTTGACTTGCATCGTCAGTACCATCTGGGAACTTAAGGCTGACGAATGCCTTACCGAATTCTCTTGGTACGTTCTCTTCACCTCCCCATGCTATAGCATCCTCTAATGATGCATAGTTGGAAAGTATTAAAGTTTTATAATCTTGTGATGTTACTAATCTCTGTTGTGCTGCGTGGTTGAGTGGTGCTAACTGTCTAATAGATTCTATTGATTGTTTCTCACTGCCACCTACGCTCTTATTGATTGTTGTGACGCCATATTGGTACGTGTTGCTATTGATAGTATATGAAGACGTTGTAGCAAATACCGATGCTCCATTACCTTCTTCTCCATTCGATGCTATGTACTCTACTACTATCTTGTTGCCTGCGATAGGTGCTACGCCGAGGATTGTGCCATCAGAGAATGATAGTTCGTAATTACCGTTTGGTGATTCTTTTAGAACGAAGTAAGTGCTTGTTGCGTCTACTGTAATGGAGTCAGCGATGTCTGTGTACGTTGCATAGTTTTGTGAGTTTGCTGTATCATAGACCTTTACAGATAGTGTGTTCGAATCTAAATTACTGTCAGGAATAACGTACGTTGCTCTTTCGCTTGTCTCTCCCACATAGAACGTTTTGGTACGTAGAGCTCCTTCATACACTTGTATGTACTCATTACCGTTTGCGTCAAGATATGTGTACGAGCCGAAGCCGTCATCATATGCTGTAAAGGATTCTAATGTTCTATAAACGAAATTGCTACCTTCAATAGATGATGTGAAGATTGTGCCTTTCGGTAATGTTAATAGTGCGGAGCGATCAGCCGGATCTGTTATGGAGATAGTTAATTTTATGTTAGCGAATGCCGATGTCTTAGAGTACGGTGTGTATCCTAATGACTGTGCGTGCGTTACTATTGATGATCGCAGTTGTGCTGTTTGCAGGAACGATTCGTTCAAAGACATATTTGCGAATAGGCCGTTGAAGTGTGTGTTGTGAGCTAATACGTCTAGGAGATTTGATAGGCCGGAACCCTCGAAGTCGTAGTCTGCGAACTCATTGCTCTGAAGGAAATAAGTCTTTAGGTTCTCTTTTATGGCGTTGAAGTCTAAATCTGTGGACTGTATGTTCGTGGTCATTTATCTTAACCTTTGTAGGAATACGGAGAGCTCTACCGGCTCATTGCTGTTTATAACTTTAAATATAATTGTTGCGGAGACGGCGTTACTGTCTGGTACATGTTGTGCTTCAATTCTTATGATTTGTGCACGTGGCTCGTTGTTCTCTATAGCCGTGAGGATACGTTGCTCTATAAGGAATGCTGTGTTGTCGTCTGCGAGTTCGAATAGCAGATCACGTATAGAAGAGCCGAATGATGGAAGGAATGGCTTCTCGTTATAATTCGTGAGGATTATGTTCTTCACGGATTGCTTTACGGAAGCGGCGTCATACTTCTTGTAAACGTCTCCTGTCGTCTTCTTTGCGAATGACAGATCTATGTCTATGAACTGTCGTTGGCGACTGCCTACTATTATAGACGATGATAGATTTCTGTCTTCGTACGATAGAACTTTAGTAATAGCCATTATATTCTTTTCTTTTTCCTTTTATTTATAGACGAAACGGGTGGCTTAATGATCACTGAAATGTGTTATTTTTAGTGTGACTCGAAGAAAAGGTGATTCGAGATTTCATTAGATATTATTGTGAAGTTGTGAAGTTCTATATAGTGTGAATTGTGAAGTTGTGAACATGAAATCTCGGTGATCATTTATGATCAATTATGAGGTGTTATGTGTGTTTGTATATCATAAATGATCGATTGTAATAGGCCGAACGTTGCCTCTTATAAGCCGTTTGGATGTATAATGGGTCATATGTGACCTGTTACGTGAGAACTGATTATTTCTTATGAGAACCGATTACTATGTGCAAGTATTATGCTACTGAGAAACCTTTATTCCAAGTGTGTACTATTTGTATATCAGGACGTCTCCATTCGCTTTCATCATAGTGTATGAAGGTTGGATAGCCACCGATTCCTACTACTACATTCCGTTCGATTGCATTTGCTTTTAGAATAGACACATACTGATTATATAATGATGGATGTGTGTTCGGGAATAGACGCTCACCGCCAAGAACTAAATAGTGATCTGCTGCGTGACCTGGTGGATGGTTTTGTGTTCCACTCGATCTTGGTGCACGTCCACCGTTTGGTGTTATTTGTACTGAATAGCCAGAACCTAATTGTGCTGCCGCAATTGATATCGCATCAATTATATTTTGATCAGGCATACCACTCGTTTCACCTTTTATAACTGGTGCTCCTGTTCCTTGTCCTGGTTCGGCAAGTAGATCTATTAGATCATTCGCCGTGGTTTGACCATTGAATTGTGTGGTTGCATTTCTAGAGAAACTACCAGTAAATTCTTCGCTCAACGTTGGCATTGTTAATATGATTCTCGCCACCATATTACCTGTTGGATCGTATGTATTATAATCTAGAATGATTGACTCATAATGATTGAACGATCTCCAGTATTGTGCAAGTTTAAATGTTTTGTATGGATCTATTGAGCCTGTTCGGTCTCTTAGAGAATAAACAATTGTTCTTCCTTCAAGTGATGATTCGGCAAGTGAGCCAGAACCGATAGTCTCATTTGGATCTTTGCGATAGACACCTTCTTCAACTGTTAGTCTCCAACCCTCAAATCTCTCACCAAGATTATGGAATTGTGCTTGCAGATATAGATGACGAGCAATATTATTCTTTTCTTCACGTGTGAATGTGTCGAGTGAAGCCGGATCATTACCTGCAAAGAATTGGCCGACTGTTACGCCAGGTCCGAGTGGTAATGATAATGTAATATTATTACCGGTTGGATCGTACTGATCAGGTATGAATTCTTTTCTAGTTGCTGGTTCACTATCATATAATGCTGCAACGCTGGAACCACCGATTGGTGTGATACCTCTTACTCCTGCCGGTGCGCCAACATTAGATACTGATGTTGGGTTAACATTTACATATCCTGGATTCAATTTGCCTTCAGTGATTTGTGTATTGATAAACTCAGAAGAACCGGTTGCGTCTGTGTTCTTCATCTTCGAAGCAACTTGTTTTGGTGTTAGTGTTCTGTCTGTTATATCACCGTTGTCAAAACCACGATCGATCATATTCTTAAGATTATCACCAACATCTACTTTAACTTTCTTGGTACCTTTACTACTCTTATTGAGATATGATTCCATATTAGCTGCAGTAGGTTTTGCAGATTCTGTTGTATCCACTGGTTCTACAGCTAAACCACCTGTATCATTATTAACAATAGACCAACCAGGATCGCTACCAAGTCCTGCTGTATAAGAACCAGGTGAAACACCTACACCAGATGACGTGACATACACACCATCATTATATGATTGGTGCAGTGATGTACCAGCAGTAATCGCCTCCTTCGCCAATCCATCAAGATCACCATTGAATGTTGGTGCATCAATATTATCTGTTGCAAGTACAACTTTAGCTCTGACTGCATCGGATGCCGTGATTGTTTCTGAATATACTGTCTTGGATGCTTCCATTGTCTCAGCATATAATGTCTTTTCGAATCGTCCGTTGAAACCATAGAACTGAACGTTCTGTCCACCGATCGTACCTTCATCACCAGCGAGAGTCATGTTAGCTGCTGCTATATTCATATTGGGTGATGTGATTACCATCTCACCTTCAGAAGTTGTTGATAGTATTCCTGAACTCGCAATGATCATATCACCTTCAGATACCATTCTTGATTTACCTTTAGTAATCAACGAATGTCCAGCAAGATTAGTACTTACATTAGCACCAACTGTTGTTGAGTTGCGTGAGCCCTTTATGATTGATGTTAAAGAACCATCAACGAATTCTCTCGATGCCATTCCAACCTTTTCAAGTTTAGAACCTTTTACATTAAGACTATAATTACCATCAACTGATACGTTGTGATCGCCCGTCACTTTGAGATCTAGATTACCCTTGTATATCATTGTGCCGTTGCCTTCAACGACTAGATTCTGATCACCCTTTGTGATTTCAATCTTATGATTTTTTGATACTAATACTATCGATCCATCAGGCTTAAATTCTATTCCTGCTCCAGAGGAATGCATAATCAAATAACGTTCAGCACCTGGTGTATCGTCAGTTAGAACTACGTGTCCACCTGCTGTTTCTCTGACCTGTACTCGTGGATAATGAGAACCCATCACTTCAGGTATTTCAACTTGAACACCATCAGGTGCACCACCAGTATCTAAATAATAATTATTGACACCACGTGCAGCTCGATTGATAGATGATTTGTTTTCGTATTCTTTTCTCGGGAACTCACCGGATGTACCTGCAAATCCGTCTGGATGAATACCTGTTGTTTCAATTTCTTCGGGTAACATATTAACCTCTTGACTGTATTAATTCTGTAGGAGACAAAGATGCTAAATCAAATCCTATTTGAATATTATCTTTATTGAATTTTGTTTTGACATATCTTGATACTGAAAATCCCGGCTCAATTTGATCTGCTTCGACCTCATTCAAACCAAATGCTTGACCACCAGGCCAAACTGTAAAGTATGCTGACATCAGCAGTTGAAATGATTTCAATTGTGCATTTGTTAATGACTCAGAAGCTAGATAGAAATCTGAATTAGATGTACCGGTTGGACAATTATATCCACCAACAAATGCAACCGATATAGAATATTGATCTCTGTTCTGTGTGTGATCGGCCACCTTATACATTTCTAAGCCACGTTGTATCGTACCATCTTTGCGAATAACTAAATGATATTTTAATCTATTATCTTGGGCTTCAATATCTTCGACACCGATCAGTCCTTGATCGCTATAATGTCTTGTCCAATGAAACATTACCTCTGTTATATCTCGAGATGTTGCTCTGAACTCAGCTTCCAATTCTTGTTTAGATCCTATAATCGTATAGTTATTTGACACACCCAATTTAAGTATATTAGATCTAGTGATAGGATTGCTGTCAATGAAATCATCCAATAGACTAGACAATGAGGCAAAGTTGGATAATGTACTAGACAATGATGATATGAACCCACCGAGTTCTGAATTGAATAGGGTTGATGTTATTCCTGGCACTATGTTAGATATAGCCGACGAAACATATTGTGTTACTTGATCAGGTGATACCGCTTCTAAAGCATTTTGTATTTCTTCCTGACCTTTACCTGTTACCTCAGTTAAAGCATCATTAATAGCTGAAGGTGTAACAGCACCAAATACTTCATTCAATGCACCATCAACAATACCACCACCTGTTATCGCATTAAGATCTGTTTCATCACCACCAATAACTGTGGTTAGAATATCTTGTACATCGGGAACGTTTGGTGTTATTGCACCAACTACAATATTTCTAAATTCTTCTGGAAGATTGATTGCGTCATTGCCGTCTGTTAATGCTTCGAAGCCACCAATTATCTCACCAATCTCAGAACCCAATTGAGTACCATAGAATGCGAGTCTCTCGTTTATAGCTTCAGTTGCTGTGCTTCTGATCTTAGATATATCATCAAGCGATGATGCTTGTTTTAAGAATGAGTTGATATCGTTTAAGTCTGCCATGATTTATCCATATTGTGTTAAGATCTGTTTAGCGCGATCAATTCTTTCTGTGATGTTACCCGTACCGGCTGGACGTTCAAATTGATCTTTGAATACTGTAGTTGCTGTCTCGACATTCATTGATCGTGTGAGTGGACCGAGACCGAGAAACTCTTGTGTTGTTAGTTCATACATTAAATATAATAATTGTGCTTTCATTTCATCCCATGGTAAACTATGATTTGAAGCAAACTTTTGTAGCTTCTGTAATCTACCAATTGATGGATTCCATTGAGCAATACCTCGTGATCGTTCTGATCCTCCTGCTTCAGCTTTAGGATTCATAAATGGTGGCGTGCCACCTAACGATACTCCCGACTCAACCGAGAGATTACCTACGATTCCTGCCGCTTGCCAATCAGTAAATCCAGCCTCAATAAAGAAATTGAAAGCAATCTCATTATTGTTGTTACCGGTGAGTCCGATCGACGATAGTTCATTGTAGTTTTCAAGTTCTGCTAACGTGATATCCGACAAATCGTATTCAATTATACCATCAGGACCAACCTCACCGTATCCAGTTGTTCCTTGATTTATTGAGTTGGTTGAGAATACGTTTGGTCCTTCATATCTAGGTATCGTACCTAATACAATAGGAATCTGTGAACTCTTACCATCAGCAAATATACCTATTACTGTAGCGGTCTCTTCAATTTGTGAATTAGCACCAATACCGGATACGCCACCTTCAGTTGGCGGTAATACTATACTCGCCCAAGGCAAATCTGCATCAGGTATATCAGCTCTATTGCCTGTGTGTATACCATGAATTCTTACTTGAACGCGGCTTATCATTAATGGATCACGAGTACTAATTACAACACCCATCCACCACCTTGTATTATCACCGTAGAACTTATTTTCTATAATCTTCATACACCAATATCCACTCTAGGTTTTCCCCGTGGTCTCGTTGTACCTTCGAGATTGGTAAGTTTAACACCAGTAACGCCTACATCATATCGTTCAGAGCTGAATGTGTGTCGCGCTGAATATATTAAATATTCTCCTGATTTCTTAATATCAATTGAATCGTCCATATCTTTATGACCATCTGGTTGTATATTTTTAAGGAATCGTACCGGGATTGTTCGACCAACGCAATTACTACCTTTACCATTACTCATTAATAGTGCACCAGGTATTTCAAAATCCATTGGGGATTTAGTAATAAATTGTCTCATGGATTTACTTATTGATTTGTTGTGATGATTTGAAGAATCAAATATATTATTTACTAATGGATCTGTGTATATACCATTAGAGTATATCTGAGATGTGTGCGTCGAAGCAACATTATGTAGTCCATCCATAAACTCTTCATCATATAACGGCGCATCCTGTGGTTTGATAGTACCAAAGTTTTTAATATTATTATATTGTTTATTGATATCAAATCTATATGTTGTATTGGCTGATGGTTTAATTAGATTTATGAATTGATAATCAGCACCGATTGATCCATTCTTTATAAATTTAATTAGCTCTTCACTACGACTTACACGATATTTAGATATTATTCTACTCTGCTTTTCAAGTGATAATGCTCTAGTTTTAGCTGCTGCTGCTTGAGTATAAATGAAGGGCGAATTGTTATTAATTAGAATGTTTGAATCGTTAAGGATCTCAGATAGATTAGTAAGTTTCAATCTTTTCTCATCACCGAAACTAGAATACAAATAATATGGCATACCATTAGTATCAGTCAATCGATCTTTAATAAAGAACATAGCTTCCATTGGTGTGAGATATGGAACAATTATTCTAAAATCCTTTTGAAATATATCACCGTCATAATCTAATGTTCTATCAAGCTCTCCATCATTTATTATATTCTCGAGGATAATGTTAGGTACGTTAGTGTACGATTTACTAATAGTTTTTGTTTCACTTTGAAAGTATGAATCTTCAATAAGATTCAACCCTATAACTTCTGTGTTATCGTTAGTCTTGACAGCACCACCAATGCTGTGTATATTAAATCTTCTCTTGAATGATTTATTATCATCACTAGGTATTGAGATCTCAAGATCTATAAACTCTGCGCCAAGAAAATCAACACTATTGAATATATCATACGTATCAATAAATGTTAAATCGCCGGTTAAATATAGTTTGTCGATGCTCTCATATATATTGATCTGTACTATCATATCAGATATAGAATAAGGCTCAACTAATCTATCAGACGAGATGAGGGCTTTCTCAATTACATAGTCAAATGGTGTAAATTCTGGCATTACTTAGCTTTCATAACTTTCTGAAATTCAGAGAATACACTGATAACACTATCAGCTTTAAGAATCTTTATATCTCTTAGCGCATCATTATCTTCGGTATAATGTTCAGTGTGCGTCTTAGGTATATCAAAGATGCCTGGAGTACCGTGTGGATCTATATCAATATAAGTCCCATCGCTGTCTTCATAATGATGAATCGCGTTGATCTCTTCAACCTGTGCAGCTAATTGAATTGAATTGAAATCCACGCCTTCGGTCGCCGTAATAACTTCTGTAGCTAGAAATGATTTTGTTCCTGATATTACCAATTGACCTAGATCTAGATTCCTACTAAGGATCGTACCGGTCTCACCACTCGTTGAACCTGTAATCTCTGCACCAATTTTAAATACACCAGTCAAATCGTCTTGAGTAGTTAATACCGTATTTGGATGATTATATAATATAAGATCGGTTAATTTACTTTGTGTTAATGGCCATCCGGATTCACGAATATGATCGTTGAGTAAGAAGAATGTCCAATAGTATTTTACATCACCATATAGCTCATTCGAGAGCGTATCTGGTCTATCATGTTGAAGAATATGAATCTCCTCATAAAAACTAACATCATCAATTATAAGATCAATTATATCAGAATATGCAGACAAATCTTGAATCGAAGTGTTAAATGTCTCGTTACCAAATTTATAGTTTACATAAGGGAAGTTTTTAAAATATGACATTAGTAACCCTCCTCTACATCAGATCTGTTGAGTGTTTCGATCTCGGTGAAACTGATAGTCATTTCAGTTTGAACTGGATTACCATCTTCGTGAAATGCCATTGAATTACTGTTATAGGTTGTATTTACACCAGAGAGTTGACAGAGTTTAAATTGATTAGCAAATCTTTGACCCTTTGCAACTACGTGGATTTTAAATACGTTTGGAAAATTGTACCCTCCTGGGGTTTCAACACCACTGGCAGATAATAATGATGGGTATAATTCTGTTCTAAACATATTAATAATTTGTTTAATTCTTGTTGCCTCTTGTGAGGAAGTAGGTATCATGATAAAGGAGAATGTAAACACCCTAGTGTTAACTCTATCAAATAGTGCAACGGTATATGGGTTTCTTGTTGCTCGAGCACCTGCTTGAACACCACCACGTTGACCCTGTTTGGTTTCTAAGAATGCTGCTGCTGCTTTAGATAATTCCCTAGTGTTACTGTTACCATCAAAAATAGATTTCATTATTGTGCTGCCGTCATCGAGAATCCCAGCCGCGACATCTCTTAATACGCCGAGACTCGATGTTCCTGCCTCCACACCAACTTTAGTAATCATACCAAGTTTACCTAGATCACCATTAGTATATGAGACTGCATCAGCTACCTGAAAGCCCTGGGGTAGATATAATGAAGCGGCTTTACCTTCTGGGAACGCATTACCATTCTCTATTTTATGAACATCAAATATTACAGAAGCACCGTTTCTTTGATTGTGGCCCATATTGTCATCAATAGGATAACTCAACATAGAAGTTCTATGCTTAGAAGATCTTACTTCAGATAGGGATCTTCCCTTATTACCGGTTGAAATTACCATGACTTTCCTTAATATATAGTAGTATACTTTAGACTATTTATAGGAATTCTAATGGCTTATTCTGGACCATACAAGGTTAAAAACAGAGAGAAATA